TTATCTAGGTTTTTGGGAAATTTCAATTCTCGCAATACACCGACCAGGCTCATCGCACACGTATGCGGTTTTGCCATTGTCCAGGCGAATGATGACCATGTACTCTCTCGGCCTGTAGTAACCACAAGAGGCGCATTTCGCTGTTTCTAGAAATGCACCAACCGCCCTTAAGCCACCCCACAGGCCGGCGAGTGAAGCAAAGATGGCCAAGACAAAAACAGTGTTGCTCACTTCTTTCCCTTTTCCGAATCGTCAAGGTACTTGACAAGTGCCTCCCTAATAACTGAGCCAGTGGACAATTTGTTTTTTGCTGCGGCATCCTGAATGCGTTGATTCAGCTCCTCTGAGACATGAAGAACAAGTTTTGTGTATTGTTTGTTATTGGTCATAATTCCTCAGTGCTGAAGGTGGGATTTGAACCCACGTGTACCCCTACGGTTTCTACACTTTATAAGAGTGAGCCGATACTTCAGCCAAAGCTGATTTTTAATTGTCAGCTATGGCTATTCGTATTCGTTCAATGAGACTGCTTTTCCCATAACCAGTAATAGGAACCCTACCCACGTATGAGCCTTCCTTGATGACGACAAGAGCCGGGATTGACTTAATGTCGTACTTAACAGCGAACTCCGGATAATCCTCGATGTTCATTTTGAAGATTGTTACTTCTGATGAAATCTCACCAGAAACTTCTTCCAAGACTGGAGCGATTTGCTTACATGGACCACACCATGGAGCCCAAAAATCAACTACTACCGGAGTCTGGGAGGAGCCGACAAGTTCGTCGTAGGTGTCTGGAGTTAATTCGGTAATCATGATTTGACTATACATCCTAGGCGGGCCAGAAATACGGCATCTCGGGATTTTCGCCCCATCCAAACTGGGAATAATGACTGAAATCTTTTCTCAGTAGATTTGCACGATGCGATGAGTGGACTCGCTCGTCTCCCCACCAAAAAGGCATATCAGATGCGTCCGGCTCTCCGTAGGAGAGAATCTTTTCCCGACATGTGTCTTTATACCCCCTTGCTATCCATGCATCACAAATTGCGACACCATAAGCAATTAGGCCGTTAATGTTGTCTGCCCACATCTTTGCCGCTGGATGATTTTTCCACCCAAGTGACACATCGAGATTGCAGCGAATAAGTTGAAATGTTTCAACTCGCTGTTTGCCGAGACGGGCTCTATCAAGAACCATTCCAGATTCACAAATATCCGCATAAGGAACGAATGTCTGCACTTCCCCTCCAGAGTGTTAGTAGATGAGCTAATCGTATGCTGAGTTTGTCAACATGTCAAGAACATTTTCTGTCATCAACAGAAAACCGCGAGCTGGATTATCCGCACCACCAAGGTTGCGTTTTGTTGACTCATTAAATAGTGCAGTATTAGCACGGAGATATCTTTTTAATCTGGATACAGAGATAATTACAAATGCTCCGTCCGGAGAATATATGTAAACCCACCACTTAGCAGTCGTAATGTTGATTCCGCTAGGAACCCATACTTGCTCGCCATCAACTCGCAACCCCCTGGGGTTTTGGTTGGTTTCGACAACCATACGCCCATTTCTGTATCGGTCGCTTTTTACTTCAAAATCTCCACCCTCAAGCGAATCAAGGAATCCGGATACAAGAGTTTCCCCCTCTTGTCCGTATGCAAGGTCTGCCCTGAAGTCAAAAGTCCGTGCAGGTATGTCAAATTCAGCAGCCACAGTTAGTACCTTCTTGTTGGGGCTGGATTTACTCTTCGTCGAGCGGACCAGTGGTATTCAGTGTAGCGACGATAGCGCCCGATGCGTCAAGTGATTCTGATATGTCAGAAAAAACTGAATCGACAATCATCATCGACAGGTCTTCTGCTGAAAGTCTTGCCTCCATGAGGTCGTCCTGACTGCCGTCACCTTTATCGATAACTTCATAAATTACGTTATAAATACTGTCACTAAGTTTAAGTTTTGCTTCTGGGTTCGGCATGGTTGACAGCGTACTACATCCGTGGATATAGTGATGTCCCAACCCGTGAGTTCAGGAGAAAAATGAATACATCACCAATCACTGTCATCGGTAATCTTACCGCTGACCCAGAGGCAACATTCACCACTTCAGGCCAGATGAAGCTGACTTTCACAGTCGCCGCTTCTCACATCTGGTACGACAATGATGGTGCCAAGCAGGAAAAGACCAGCTTCTTTAATGTTGCCGCATGGCGATATGTCGCAGAGAACGCAGCCAAAACCCTCGAAAAGGGAATCGGAGTCATCGTATATGGTCGCCTTGAACAGCGCTCATACGAGGACAAGGAAGGCAATAATCGCTCATTCATTGAGCTAGTTGCCGAGGAGGTTGGAATTTCCACCCGTTCAATCGAAGAGGTTACCCGCCGTACCTCTAGTGGAAACACGCAGCAGGGCGGTCAGCAGCGCCCACAGGGCAATCAGCAGCGTCGTCAGCGTCCAGCCACCCCGGCTGGCGTTGGTGCCTCAACAATCCCTGGCATGGACTCATCAGAAGAGCCCTTCTGATATAGCCCCCCCCGAAGGGGTCCACCGTGGGAAAACCTGCGGTGGACCCCTTTTTTGTGTTCTAAAAATATTTCTTTGATTGGGGTTGTCCCGGTAGGACATACTGGTTACTATGTCAACACCTAAACAAAACACCTACTGAAAAGGGGAGTTATAGACATGTCTGAATATGACAAGCTCAAGCAAAAGGGAATGGGTAGAGGAAGGCCTCGCCATACTCCGGAACAAAAGGCAGAATCTCAGGCTAGAAATGCTGTTCGTCAAGAGGCGCGCAGGAGAGCACACCTGGTTCTAAAGAACAGACACTCGGGTGAGTTCACGGAAATTTATGAGCAGGAACTCAAGGCTCTTGCTTCAGAAAACTCCCCCGCAAAAAGGACAAAAAGCACTCGTAAGTAGTTGATTGCGGTGGGGTCGAGTATTACTCGGCCTCATCGCTTTCATTTTCGCTACCACTTTTTTTGGCGAGCCTATTCTTTGTGTGCTCGTAGATGGCAATCATGTCCATCATCTCTTCGTAGCCTTCACGTCTTTCGGTGTCGCCAATTTCTGCAACATAGTCGAGGTCAGCGTCATCTAGACCAATCCATGGAGTTGTCATATCTACTCCCTTTCTCGTCTTCTTGTTCGTTTTATGACTTTTTTCTTTGACTGGCCGTATTCAACTTCTAGCCAATCATCAAAGTCTTCATATGCCCCAGGGCTTGACTTTACGTATCTTTCGTACTCGGCTAGTAGCTCGATGTACTCATCATCATCCTGGTCAAACGACCTACCCATTTTAACTTCTCGCATTCCTTCCGGCAGTCTCTGCTGCTTCTGTATTTCTAACAAACTGTTCGCCTCTACGGCTGCCAAGAATTTTTTTACGATTTGTGGCTCTTCGTTGTGCTGGGGTAAGCCTAGACCATGCCTTAGCAGGGAGGTATCTCCTCGTCCCACCTTTTCTGATAGCTGGCTTATTATCTGATGTCGTCCATCTTTCTTTTGTCCACTTTTTTAGCGAACGCTGATTCTTTCCCAGCTTGCCCCTGTATCCGCCACCAGCTTTTCTGTATTCCATTGCGAGCATCTGTGCTTTTCTGGCTGACCATTGCCCTGGTTTGCCACCTTTAGACCCAGCCATAATTCTTTTTTTCAGACGTTCACGCAATTCTGGCTTTGTGTATGTCATGTTTGCGGCTTTAACCAGAATTTCTGGAGCTTCATTAACGAACGAGTCGATACTTTCCTCAACCCATGCCGCTGATTCGCCTACTGATTTAAATTCTCTCATTTGTATTTCCTCTGTATTTTACTAAGCCGACCACGGTGCTTCGCCGGGTTCCAGACCAAGCATTCGATAAACATCATCTAGCAGTTTTTTATTGATTGCCTGATTCTTGACATCTGGATTTGGATGAAAGAATGCACTGAATCCCTCGGCAATCATCTCCCTGCCGTTTGTGTGGGCATACGTTGTTAGTGTTCTTGGTATTGATGGAGTCGCCTCTAGGGGCATTCCGTCCCTGTGAGCTTTGCCAATCAACTCATCAACTTCGGCATTTTCATACATTTCAGCAATTCTTATAACAAGTGGCATTCTAGAGCTAGGTACTTGTTCTCCGCCGTACTTGACTCCGGTAACTGATTTCGCCGTGCGCTCATTTTCGCGCAGTGCTCTTTTCTGAAGCCAATGGCCATACTCGTGAGAAAGCGTAGATGATGCTGCTATGTCAATATTTGCCCTTCCCGGTCTAACAACGTGATTGGCATCTGCAATCAATGGGGATGTCTCAAAGTCTGGGTCATTTGACATCTGGTCAACAATCAGTTTTCTATTGAATGAAATAAGGTCTTTGCCAGTGAATTGTATACCCCTAACGAACGGCTCACTTTTTAAACCACGAGACTGCATTATTTGTTCTCTTTTAGCCTTTAGCGCTGGCTGATTCTCATAAAGCGATGCACCTTCTGGCGTAAGCATCACAAACATGGGGGCACCAAAGTTCTCAAATGCCCACTTCAGTGACGGGCTGGCCTCAAGAGAAGACTCAACAAGTTCTCTAATCTTTTCAGTCGATTCTTCTGAGTAGTCGCCCTTAATCCACGGACTCCTCTTCATTGACTCAATCAAGTTGTTTTTAAATGCATCCACAAAGCCTGGATTTTCACCATCTCGGGCAGGGAAGTAATCATCAAGCAGCATTTCTATGTACTGTTCATGGGATTCGGGAACAACAAGCTCTGCAATCTGTTTTGAGCTTAAGCCTTTTAGCCATGTTGAACTATTTCTAATAAATCGTTCCTCACCGCCAGGTTTGCTATCTCCGTATTTACGTGCTTTTGTCTTGGTTGCCCCAGATGAAAGTTTGTCTCCATCGGACTCATTGGCTAACGCGTCAAGGTAAGACTTCTTGTCTTCTTCAAATTTTGCTACTTTTTCGTCAAATTCTTTTTTACGCTTCTCCACAAACTCGCGTCGCGTATCTGGCTTTATTGCGTCAGCTGTCCAGCCATTTTCTATGGCCCTAGCAATGAGGTTCTCCATAACCATGGCTGCCGCTTCAGCATCAGCGTCGGCTGTGTGGTGCTTGTCACCAAGCTCGACATCCAGGTATTCCGTTATGGCCTTAAGACTGCTGGATGCACGTCTTTCTCCGTCGCGGCCGACCATTGATGGCCCATCTTGGTTTTCTGGCGTCCACTTTGGCAAGGTCATGGCGGACATGTCCATGGTGTCGATGTACCCAGTTGGTTGCCAATCTATGCCGTTTTCCTTGAGTTCATCTTCGAGAACGTTTTTATCGAAAGCTGCATTCTGGAGGCCAAGTATTGCACCAGCTCCAGCAAACTCAGCAAATTGTCTATGAGCGTCAGATAAAGACATCTGAGTAGATAGCCATTCGTCAGTAAGGTTCTCACCACCTGGACCACGGAGATACTGTCTCGACCATTCGCCAAGTGGTTCGCCTGGATTTATAAATACATTAAATCGGTCAACTATTTTGCCATCTCTTACTTTGACGGCACCAAGCTGAACCGGTTTGCCATTTGCCGAGCTTTTGCCAAACTCATCAAAAACTAACCCAGTTGTTTCATAGTCAATCCATACAACATCTCGGCCACGGTACTTTTCTGCGAATTCTTGCCAGTCTTTAACTCCATCGAAATATTCTTCCGCTCCGCCAATAAGTGGACCGTATGCCGGTGGACGTGGATACTGTGGAGCTTTGCCGCTAAAAAGAACCTCACTTCTACCAGTGTCAGAACCGAGCTTCCCAGAATTTGAATTTAGCAAATCTTCATATTCGTCTCGGCGCATCGAGTAGCCGGTTTCCTTTAATCCGTGCCATTTTGAATTATTGCCGAGTCGCGCTATTGAGTTTTCGCTCATTTCACCAAGCCAGTTGGCACCAATGAAAGAGCCAGATAAATTTGTGCCCTTGTCAATTTGCTCAATTGAACCACTCGGTGTATTTGCGTGAAGCTCAACATTTGCGCCTAGTTCTGAGGCAATCTTTAGAATTGCACTTGTTTCGGTTTTATTCCCGTACTCACCCGCAGTGAATATGTGTTTTGCACCCATTTCCCTGAGAGTTTGTGACACAAGGGAGTCGACGTCTTCCGTATCTGGATTTTCTAAAACTTTTATGGATTTCTTTGGAAGCCTCAATGGTTCATTGGGTGGTGGAACGAGCCCAACATCTACAGGATTTAAGGCATCAATGGAGCCGGGGTTCATTTCAAGAACGTCTGAAAGCTTGGATACTATGATGTACCTGTTTTCACCCTCGTCGTTTCTCTGCCTCATAAGATGGCCGCCGGCAAGGTGGTTCATTGCAAAATGAATTGTTTCCCTATCGTATGTTGCATCCTGGCCATCTAGATTCTTGAGAACCCAATCACCAAGAGGCCTAAGCATCAAGTTGCCATCTTCGTCGAATTCCGGTTCATATTTGGTTTCATGAACTAGATATAAATCATCAATCGAGAGGTTGTCGAGACCGGCTCTTTTTAGGTCCTGCTGAACATCTTCTCTGTTGTATGACTGAAGATATGTCGCAGCTCTTTCTTCTTTTGCCTTATCTGCAGCAGCTTTTCCCACTTTGGCAAATTCATCGAATATGCTCATTGCCTCGGAGTCACCACGCGACCCAGCATATAGAAGTGCCTCTATGTATGTAGGTTCTTCGTCGCCGGCAACTTCTGCTGACGATTTCGCATAAGCCCACTTTTTTGCTATTTCTTGCCCCTCTTTGGAGTCTGCTGGCAATCCTGAAATAACATAAGGGTTCATGGGTACGATTTTTGCATCACCGTCGTAGTAACCGGGGTCATCGGCCATTGATGCAGGGCGTTCTGGTATGCCGAAGATAACCTTCTCGTCACCGATTGACCATTCACGGTATTCCTGACGTAGAAATGAATCAGACTCACTTGGCTTTTTTGCGACCGAAAATCCGCCATCACGCATACCAATAATTCCCTTGTTGGGAGAGGTGCTAAGTGAGCCATCTTTCAGGTTTCTGTCTATCTCTTCGACTACTGGACGCTCGCGAAGTTTCCCACTGGAAAGAAATATTGACTCTATTTCGCGGCTTGACTTAGGGGCGTTTGGTTTTACGTTGGGATTTTTTCTATTCCTATTAGGTACCCCAGGGCTGTTCCCATTCCCGCTCGGGACCCCCATCCATCTGGGGTTCGTGGTTCCTTCATCAACCCAGCCATCGCCGTCGATGTCTCTCGTTGTTCCCGTTGGGCGGCGTTTTCCTGGCTTGCCCCCAGTGGGTAGGTCAACATTGTTGTTTCGACCCCTATTTCTTCCAATTGATGGTCTATCTATTGCGCGACCAAGGAGTCGACGGCCAATTGACTTCTCCTCATGACCTGCACGCTTTCCACGACGTGACTCATCAAAGGGAATAGGGAATTCTTTATTCTCAGACATTCAAAGCAATAATACCATTGCTTTGGTGCTCAATAAATTTAGGTAATTTAGTGCTATAACCTTTGACGGCAGCGGGTGCAAACCTTTTTGCCGCCGGCCCATGGATAGAAGCGGATGAGGTCAATCGGGTGAGGGCAGTCAAGGACATTTGAGGCTGACTCATTCAATGCCTTACGAATCCATGCAGAGAGTGTCATTGCTTCTTTTTCAGCTGCGCTTTTCCAGCGCTCTCTTTCTGCTTCATTTGTCCGTATGAGGACCTGCTTGTCGGCTGGCCCCTCTTCGTCAATATTGCTTGTAGCAATGGTCGGCTCAATAGATTCCGCAACCTTGTCCATTGCTGCGCGAATATTTGAATGTTCTGGGTTATTGCTCATCGCCGTCCTCGTCTTCATCATAACCTATCTCAAGATACTCGTCCGTAGCGGAACCTTCTATCCCAACTATTTCGGCATCAATAATCTCTGCTTGGTCAGCACCCAGGAGAGACTTAATCGTCCCCTCTGGCAGAACGCCAGCAATGGCCATGAGTTCCAGAAGTTTCTTTGCTTCAGATTCGGCATCGAATCCCGTGGCTGGTTTATTCAGTCCTGGCTGCCCAGCGATAACTGCACGTATTGCTGAACTATTTGTATCCACATTGACATTCAAGTTCGTCTGTTCCATGCCAAGAAGTTTTGTTCTTCTATCCATAATAGAAAGAACCTGCTGTATTGCTTTTAGGTCTGGTTCAACTTGCATTTCTGTTCCGTCATCCATCTGGACTCTTCGGTGCTGTGTCATTGGCCAGATTGCCTGCTGGAGGTTGTCCAATCTTTCTAGCTCCATTCGAAGAACCTCTGGATAAGCAAGGATGGTTTCGCGATTCATCTTTTCTAGCTGTCTCTGAATTGACCTAGAGACAGAACTGGTCGACATACCAAATCTTCTGGCTATTTCGTTTACGGACGTGCCGGCCTGACGCATCTTAAAAATGCGCATATCCCTCTCATTGAGGAATTCTTTCGTTTGTATTGGTTTTGGCTTGTTGTCTTCGCTCATTTGTCTTTGCCGACCGTCATGAATTCGAGCACCTCGAATGGGAAAGTCTTTCCCCTCTTCATTTTAGTCGGCCATTGACGCTCGTCACGGGCACCTCGGAAATGTCTAACATCGTAGACGTAATCACCGAGAGCCATTGGGTCTGGCTGCAACGAGATACCGAATTCTGGCCACCTGGACCATACGGCAGAACCAAATGGTCTTAAATCTCTGCTTGACATACTTGTACCCAATGGTGCGTGATGCTCAATCCATAGGGCACATCTGTACACGGTCCTGATTGTGTCAAGATATTTGGCGACCTCAATAGCAATTGATTCCGATGTTCTCCCACCTGGGTCTAGGAATGCTTTGTATAGAGGTCCTATAACAAGGAGCTCTGGCCTCACCTCATCCAGTGCTTCTTCCAGTATTGCCCTATCTGCGGCCTTGAGTAGGTCCATTCCCGATGGCTTGGTCAGCAGGTGAGCGTCAAGTCTGGATGTGCGTGCCATTCCCATGGCTCTCTCCGCTATTCCGCGAGATGTTCTACGAATAATTCTGTCTGGGTTTTCTAGGTCAACAGTAAGTGTTTTAATTCTTGGCATCGGCTGGAAAGAAAAAGGATGAATGCCGGCAGAACAAAGAATCCCAACTTGTCGTGCGAGCATTGTTTTACCAACACCCTCTGCGGCAACAACAATAACCCTTTCGGAACGCTCCAGCAGACCAGGGATTACCCACTCATACTTTTCACCAGTTGTCTCCTGGAGGAAGTCATTCCAGTGAACGAGCCTTCCTGTGTCGAGAACGAAAGAAACAGTAGCCGTCGAAAGAATTAGATTGCTCTTTAAAATCTTCTGCTTTATATCGATATCATCTCTTTGCAGAAGTTCTTGCAGCTTGTGTAATGCCTGCTCTTCTGGTGAAAGTTCTTCTACCTCTATTACTTCATCTATGAGTGGGGTGGTGCTAGACGATTCTTCGCTAAAGCTTTCCATATACTCAAGGTCATCGATTCCTAGGCCGGCGGAAAGATGGTCCGTAATGTCTTTGTGCTTGGGTGTATACCAAACCTGCGCACTACACCCAGCGTTGGTTAATTCATCAAGCACCTGTTGTGCGTGCTTCTTGCCCGCTTCATCATTGTCAGCAATGATTTCTACTGTTGCCCCCGCTAGGGCTTCTGTGTGGATATCCATCCAGCTACCAGCACCATTAGGCATAGTGGTTGCGATAATCCCAACATCAATGAGGGTGTTGGCATCCTTCTCGCCCTCAACAACCCAGATAGGGAAGCCTTGCTGCTTTGCTGTCAATACTGCTGGGAGATTATAAAGAGGTCGAGGTATGTCGCCAAGCGAGTACTCCCATCCACCAGCGCCATCAGGCTTCCTTTGCCTAAAGGTTTTCTTGCCATTCTCATCCACGTAGCGCAGTTTCTGAAAAAGTAAAACACCGTTCTCGTCCAGGTAGTCGTATGACTCAACAAACTTTGGTTTAGATTGCGGCAGGATATTCAGATTTTTTTCTGTTTTTTCTGGTTGCTTGAGAGTGCGGATTGGTGCTGGCGCTTTACTGCCGAATCTATCGATAGAAAAGCTTTCAGAACTCGGTGGCATAAGGTCTGCTGGTTTGAGACTAACAGCATCACAAATCTGCTCAAAGTTGCAGCCAGAACCACGGTGACAAGTTACGAGAACACGACCGTCGTTACCCTCAGAGATTGAAAGCGATGGGTTGTCGTCATCACTTCTGCAGGGGCAACTAGAAACCCAACCCTTGCCAGACTTTCTTACATTTTGAAGTCTGCTAAGGAAGTTCTCTGTTTGTTCTGATGGGTGATTACTCATCCCTCAAGGCCACCTGTTCACGCGAGACCATGATAAAGGGCTCACGAGGAACCATTTGAATTTTGAGAAGTCGTCTAATGGCGTTCCGTTCACGCTCAGTCTTTCCTCCCCATATTCCATGCCCCTCATGATATAACGCATAACTGAGGCATTCAAGTTTTTTGATACAGCCGAGACAAATCCTCTTCGCCGCTTTCCCATCCTCAATAGCCTTTTTGTAATTCTCTGAGTAGTTGCCTTCATCACTACGAGATGCGTGTGGATACCACATTCTTGGGTCATGACCCTTGCATGCGCCATCTCGCGGGGGCTCATCGATTCTTGTAATCCTGTTTATTCCGTAGATTACTTCTTCGTACATTGCCCCTCCATGTTCAGTTCAACCTGTTTGTGAATGCTACCTGCTGTCAACAATCCTTGCTACATCTCGTGCAGATAAGTAAATAGTTGCGCTCCTGATAATCAGTTCGCCAGCAATATCTTCTGAAGCAATATCTACAGCATCAAGTGGGACACCGAGTCTCTGTGCTATTGCGGCTCTCGATGATTCTATTTTTAATTCTTGGTCGGCAAGATTTGGCTCGTAGGCAACAAGTATCCCAGGGCGTGAAAGCGCCTTTATCTCTTGTTCTTTTTGTTCAGCCTTGGGACACCACGTGCACGCAAGTTCTGGCGTTGAAGCCGCACGTTTGCGCTCCTCGACGTGACCACAGGAGAGAAAGTGTCTGTAGATGACGTTACCCCAAGAACCAGCTCTCTCAATTTTTGTGACAGACCGTCTTGGAGCTTTTCTTCGCTCCGTGGTCATGTATTTTTTTAGCGACCGAAGAGTCGGCTAAACAGTGAGCGCTTTTTTGCTGGCTTCGCTGGGGTGGTTTGTTCAATCATCTTATTTTGAATGATGTTATTTTGAATGATTGGCTTGCTGTGTGTCACGGGAGCAATGGAAGCCTCAAAAGAAACGTTTTCCACCGTCTTGGGGGTTGCTGAAGTTTTGGATGCTGCAGCCTTCTTTGCCGGAGCAGCCTTCTTTGCCGGAGCAGCCTTCTTTACTGGGGCTTTTTTCTGTGCAGCTTTCTTTGGGGCTGCTGTCTTTTTTGCTGGTTTTTTGTCATTGGCCATGCCGGAAATACTAATACACAAGAGTGCTGTTGTCTGCAAATATTCGTCGATTAAGTATTTACGGAAAAATTTTAAAAGGGGATTTAGTATCTTTCTGTGCAGGAGTACGTCAGTGAAATAAGTAAGATGGCCCTCGCCCTAACATCTGGACAGATGGCCAAGGATGAGGCTGTCAAGGAACACGGTGTTGGCGAGGAGCTGGCTGTCCATTTTTTAGGATGGGTGGGAGACAGTTTGGGGCTGATTTGCCAGATGGGAGAATCCCTCTCCAAGAGCGACAAAGAGGACCGATTTGCCGCGTCCATGAACCTATGTAGCATCCTTAGGCAGTATTGGTGGATTACGGCGATAACCATGGTTTCTGAGGGCTACTGCTCCCTGGACAGGGCGGCCACTGGGGACACCGACCTTGCCGAGGCCTTCGTGGACCCAACAAAACCAGTCATGGAGTGCCTCACCGTCATGCACGCCGGACTAGATGATGGTGGAAGGATTAGTCCAGTGTCAATGGTTGCCGCACCATACAGGATGGGTGTTGGGAAAAACGTAATGTGGAACGACATTTTGGTTTATCCAGAAAAGGCCGACTCCCACATCAAGAACGCCAAATACCCAACCATGATTCGCAGGTCACTCATGGTGCAGCCAGTAGAAGAGGTTACGTCGGCCCACTTGGTGCAAGTCAGGGATGAAATAAATGAAATCGGCTTTCTAATGCAAGAATTTTTTGACGTATAATTTATTGACTATGGGAGCATTCTACGATAGCCCTGCCTTTGGGGGGGAGGAATCCGAGTCTGGGGAGATTCATGGCATCCCGTATTTGAGGGCGGCTAGGAAGCCATGTCTTGTTTGTGGTCACCCAACTGGTGACTGCACCGGGGATTCTGGTCCGCCAGAAACTATTTGGGGGTTCAATACAAATTCAACCCTGGATAAAAAACTGACTTTTTATGTTGAAGAAGATTATTACGAAGAGCGTCAAATTGCGCCCGGTTTAGTGACGCGGATACTTATCCACAAGAAGGGGAAACACATACCCCTTGAGGAAGCAAAAAATCTAGGACTCATTTAAAAATTACTATAGTCCCTCGACTTTTTCACTATTCATTCTTGCGCTACACTCGGTGTTCCACTGTTGAACACCTAGCAAGCGAAAGATAAAAATGAGCGTAATTAGCGACGAATTTGTAAACACCTATAACGGCAAGCCAATACCTTGGGGTTTTAATGGCATGGGGGAGATTGTTTTTCTCCGTACGTATAGCCGCACCAAAGAAGATGGAACACTCGAAACCTGGGCTGACACAATCCAGCGCGTTATAAATGGCGCAATTGAAATTGGAGTCCCCTACACACAAAAAGAAGCTGAAGAACTTTTTGACCACATGTACAACCTTCGTTGCTCAATGAGCGGACGAGCATTGTGGCAACTTGGAACACCTATGGTTAAGAAGTTTGGTGGAGCATCGCTCAATAACTGTTATTTCGTAAACGTTGAAACAATCGAGGATTTTGAGTTCTTGTTTGACATGCTCATGCTTGGCGGTGGTGTTGGATTCTCTGTTGAGCGCTCCAAGATTCATGACCTGCCAAAAATCAAGACAGGTGTAACGATTACGCATGAACGCACTAATGATGCGGACATCATTGTTCCGGACTCACGAACCGGTTGGCGTCGCCTTCTTCACGGCGTACTAAAGTCATACTTTGACACCGGTAAGTCATTCTCATACTCCACGATTCTGGTTCGCGAATTTGGAGCACCACTCAAAACGTTTGGTGGAACTGCCAGCGGACCTGGCGCGCTCATTGATGGAATAGCAGATATCTGTAAAGTGCTAGACAACCGTGTTGGCAAGAAACTTCGCTCTGTTGACGTGCTAGATATTTGCAACATCATCGGGCGCATTGTTGTCTCTGGTTCATCTCGCCGCTCGGCTCAGATTTCAATGGGTGACCCAGATGACGTTTTGTTTCTCCGAGCCAAAAACTGGGCGTCTGGTTCCATTCCGGCATGGAGAGCAAACAGCAACAACTCCCTCTACGCGGATGGCTGGAATGAAATCCCCTCCGAGCTATGGAAGGGTTATGACGGTTCTGGTGAACCATACGGTTTGGTAAACAGAAAACTTGCTCGCACGTATGGACGTCTTGGAGAGAAGCGTCCAGACCCAACAATCGAGGGCTTCAACCCTTGTGCCGAAATTGCCCTTGGGGACGGCGAGTCGTGCAATCTAGCAACGGTTTTCCTTCCGAATATCACATCAGAGAAGCAGTTGCACAGCATTGCTCGTTTGCTTTACATGACACAGAAGCACATCACGCGTCTGCCCTATCCATATGAGAAGACAACTTCGATTGTTCGTCAGAACGCTCGTCTTGGGCAGAGCATCACTGGAGTTCTTCAGTCAACGGAGAAGCAGTTGTCATGGCTCGACGGCACTTATCAATATTTGCGCGATATCGATAAGGAATATTCAGCAAAGAATGGTTTCCCTGAGTCAGTCAGAATAACGACGGTTCAGCCATCCGGCACACTTTCTCTGCTGCCTGGGGTTACTCCTGGAATTCACCCAGCTTTTGCTAGTCACTACATTCGTCGTGTTCGGTTCGGTGCCTCTGACCCATTGGTTGAGGCATGCCGCAAGCGTGGATACAAGGTTCAGTGGGACGTCGGCCTTGATGGGCGTGAGGACCATACGCGTTTCGTTGTTGAATTCCCTTGCATGTCACCAGAGGGTTCAGTTCTCGCAAAAGATATGACAGCAATCGAGCAGCTTGAGTGGGTTAAGAAAATGCAGACACAGTGGGCAGATAATGCAGTTTCTGTGACTGTTTATTACCGTAAAGAAGAGCTTGATGACATCAAGTCATGGTTGAGCCAGAACTATGACAAAGGCGTAAAATCTGTTTCGTTCCTCTTGCATAGTGACCACAACTTTGCCCTACCTCCATATGAGGAAATTACGGAAGAGCAGTACACGAAGACTGTTTCGAAGATTAATTTCGACCTACCTTTGGTCCAGAGCAAGTTTGACGCAGAGTTCGATTTAGAGAATTGCGCAACTGGAGCCTGCCCGGTAAAGTGATTGTAAGTGGCCACCCCGAAAAGTACGAACTCGGGGTGGCCACCAACAAATGCGTCGGTGGCCAAATGGATAAGGCAACAGACTTCTAATCTGTCGATTGCAGGTTCGAGTCCTGCCCGACGCGCCATTTTGACAGCGTGGGGTGCGTAGCCCAGCAGCAGGGGGCTAGTGGTGGAATGGCATACACGGAGGACTTAAAATCCTCTCCCGAAAGGGATGCGGGTTCAAATCCCGCCTAGCCCACAAGGTAGTATTCAATCATTGGCGAGTAGCTCAGTTGGCAGAGCGGAGGACTGTTAATCCTTTGGTCGCAGGTTCGAGCCCTGCCTCGCCAGCCAAATAAATACCGCATAAGGTGTACAATGTTCGGATGGCTGAATTCGAACCAACAGAGAGACTTGGTGACTTTAGGGATATATTGTCCCGGTTCCAGTCTGGTTTTCCCGCAATAATAGATTGCGAGCATGGGTGGAATGAAATTATCGCCAACTGCCATCAGGAGTTAAAAACAATAGATGACGAGTATACGATTGCCCAGATTAAAGAGAAATTTGGAACACTCAAGTATTACTTTTCTTCTAGTAACCCATCTCTTTACAAGCAGATGTGTGGGGTTGTTTCTAAATATGAAAAGATGTCTTCTTCGACATGCGAGCTCTGTGGTTCTCCTGGGGCAACCAGGAACTCTGGCTACATCAAGACGCTATGCAATGAGCACGCGAAAACTAATTAGCGCTTATCTTTTCTCGCTTTAGCCATTTGTCGTGACGCCCTGTTCATTCTGGCCATGACGGATTCGTCACCAGCAAACATTCGGTCGCCTTTCATAAAAGATGGGGAAAGCATCAACATTGCTTTCCTGGTCTCATCGCGAAGTGTGGTTACCGATTCGTCTGTAACTAGCTCTTCCGGGGTATAGAGTTCACTAATTACGCCAATACCGGTGAGGTCCGTATCATGAATACTGCGGTCAGCCGATTTTCTTTGTGTCGAGCCAAATATTGACAAACTAAATTCTTCGGGATTTTCTGACTTCTTCTTAACCTTGCTATAACGCTCAAGAAGTCTTCTCCCCTTTGCTGCAAGCTTTGCTGCATCTTCCATATTTTTGGGTACTGGTTCACCCCATGCTGCGGCAGAGAGCGCAAGCCTTGTGGCTCTACCTTTTTCGTCAACCATTGGCCCGGATGGATTCGTGAAGAAGCGTGTTAGGAAGGAGCCCTTCCTTCTCATCTTTTCTGGAGTATTTGCTGGCCCCATTACTCCGGGTTTTAGGTTTGCCCCTTCTTTGCGCTTGAAGTAGGCGCGCCCAGCAGCAGTGAGACCACCCTTGGGGTCTTTGAGTCTTTTCTTGGCTGCCTTGCCTTCAATGCAGTCATTTAAGATTTTCCCACCGTAGTATTCATCGAATATCGGCATCATTGAATCGCTCTTTAGTTCGACTATTGACTGCTCAGCAATTAGGGCAAGTTCTTCTTCGACGTCTATGGCGTCAGAAATATTAAGAAGCTGCTCAAAGAGGGAGTCAAGATTCTCGTTATTGGTTTCATCCATATAGCTACATTATCCCATGAAAGTTGTTTGTAGATAGAAAAGAACCCTGGGGTTCCGGTTTCCCGTTGCCCCAGGGTTCTCTCTTGCGTTGCTACGCGTTGGTCGTTATCAGACAGGTGCGCTGTCGAATGACACCTTCACGAAGGCCTCTGGACGCTTCACCGCTAGGGCTAGGCGCTGCTCGGCCAAGATGACGATGGCGTTGCGTACGAAGAAGTCTGAGTGCTGTTCCGAAATACGGATGCTGGCTTCCTCGCGGTCGTACAACTGAGCGCCGGTACCGAAGGCACCAACAAGAGCAGTGCCCTCATCGATGGCTGGGGTGTCCACCAGCGGCATGCGCCAGACCTTTGGCTCACCACCCATCGCAACCGAAACTGCGATTAGGTACTGACCCTGCTCGTCCTTCGTCAGTTCGATGTCTTCCCAGTCGTTCGGGTGTAGAACAACACCGCTTGGCTCGTAGTAAGCCAGGAACGAGAGGGTAGCAGCACGACGAATTGCGTCAGCCTTGGTGTCAGCAACTGGAGCGGTTTCTCCATCTGACCATGCGTATTCCTGAATGTTTGGTGTGTTGAGCACGCCGAGAAGGTTCTCGCCGGTTCCGTCACCGTTCAGAATCTGGTTGTCTTCGAGGAGACGCAGACCGTACATTAGCTCGTTGTCGATGATTGAGCGCAGCTGTGGCTCATCGGCAAGAACGTTGCGGTGTGCTGCTTCCCAGTGTGCGAGTGTGCGCACTGGAGCCTGCTCGCCAACGAAAGCGAATGACGACTGTGGCTTGATGCCGAAGGTCGCGCTCGCTGCGCCGGTTCCACGCTCTGCAACTGTCGCAGCGTTGTTTACGCCATGACCAGCCTCAAGTGTGGTGAACCCGAGCTGACGGAAGTACTCGATAACCGCTGCGTTTGTGCGACGGACCGGGAAAAGGTCACGAACGCGCTTGGTACGCATTGGAGGAGTAACGATTGCGTCACGCTGAACTGAACCAAGGCCAGTGGTGATGTCACCGCTTGGCATACCTGAGAAGACGTCCTTGACGTTGTAACCACCTGAGAAGCTGGTGAGGGAAGCCTTCACCTGCCATGGAGCGGCCATGTTTGCGCCATTACGTCCACCGTTGAGGGCCTTGAACTCAGCTGACTCAAGGAACATCTGGCCGATGCTCTTGATTTCACGTGATGTCAACTGGGTGAGGTCAGCGGCAGCAGCAGCATAGGCTGAAGAAACCGAGTCACCTGCTGGCTGATTTGACCAGCTGTCAACGTTTTCGATGGTCTGAAGGTCCGAAAGAAGCGACTTGATTTCTTTGATGTCGCGCATGTTCTTGTCGAACGCTGTCTTCTGGTCTGAGGAGACGACTACTGTGCCGTCCTCAACGCGGAACGAGTCGGCAATTGCCTTATTCTCGTCCATTTTGGTTCTTAGAGCTGACTGGAGCTCTGAGATGCGGGCTTTGTCTTCCGACATTGTGTTTACCTCTTATTGAAGTTGAAGGGTTGGATTAATTGCTTTTCAGCGGATGGCTTAGGTAAGCACCCAGCCCTGCTAATAATCAAAAATAACAGATGATTGACATCATTTAGTGGAACTAATTATGTTTTGCCATTAAAGTGTGTAAATAGTTTTTTTACTGCTACTTGTGCCTTAGTTCTTCAGGGATGCTTGACTTGCGTTTTACGGGCTTATTTCCTCGTTCTGAAAGAACAACCCGAACTGCTTCCCTGGTTTCATTGTCTCTTCTTTTGGAGATATTTCGTCTACCAAGGGCCGTTGAGCCAGCCCTGTTTGCATAATCCGTCATGTTGCTGCACGGCATCCATACCGAGCGTCCATTTTTGCTGACCCGCCTACTAATGCCGATGCACCCAAGCTGTCTTGAACGAGCCCTAGCTGACTCTGGGTCCATAAATACATCCATGTCTGTCTCGCGGATATATTCTGGGCCGACTGATTTGCCACCAAAAGAAGTTGCCGACACGAGTCCACCGCCAGGGAGTGTAGCTATGCCCATTATTGGGGCTTCGCGGAGGTTCTCCCAATCACTTCTTTTCTTTTTCCTCTTACCCATCTCGCGTTTTTTCTTAGGGCTGTAACCGGGGACAACTGTTCTCCATTTCGATGTTTCCGCAATATTGGAGATTCTCTCCATTTCTTCCATTGTCTCGCATGGCATCCAGTTTCCGTCTGCGGAAAGATGCGCACCAGTGCAGCCAATTTCTCTGGCCATTGCAAGTGCCTGAACTTTATCGACTAATTTCTTTTCGCGTGCCATGATTACCCAAGTTTCGACTTAATTGAAATTGTTATTCTTTGCTTACCAGAAAGCATTTTTTTGCCATCAATAACTGGAGACAGGTTTCTCGCTCTTCTCTTCAGTCTTCTTCTGGCTGTGGTCCTATCGCGTTTTCCGTCATCTGAAAGAAATCTGCCCATCATTGATTCAGGCACAGATTTTTCTGCAATTTCGGAGGCAAGTAGAGAGATTGCATTATTTTTTCGTGGAACAAATGCTGACTTAGTTGTATCGAAACCAAATTTTCCACTCTTTATGGGGGAAATGATGGACGAAATCCGCGAAGCGACCTCGAATTGTCTTGCCTTATAATCAATTGCATTCATTTTTGACTCAACAGAAGAAAATTTTGCTATTGATAGCTCTGATGAGGGCTTGTTTTCACTTAATTCAGTGTTTGTGTGTCTATTGCTAAACATGCGAAAGGCCTGCGATGGTTTTTCAGTAACGTAATCTTGTTTTAGTGACTTGGTTTCTATGGCGTCCGAGGCAAACGAACCAAGCATTTTTTCAATCGATGGGGTTACGGACTTGAATCCAGTGCAAACAAACCCCTCGGGAAGAGCTATTTGCTCTATATCTGCAGATATAGAGCTTTCTGCAACTATCCGCTTCCCGTACTCCGTCAAACTCTTTGATTCAATTACACCGTCATTATCGGAAATAACAACATGAGGGGTGTTTCTGAACAAATCTTTGATTATTGCGACTTTTTTCATTTTAGGCGCCTCTGATTATCGTGTTTAGGATGTTTTTTTGATTTCTAAGAACATCAAGTCGCTCTGTGAAAAGTTTTTCCATGATTTCCATGTGTATCTTTTCGCCTGCAGACATTCCATATCTGTTCATATCGTTCTGGAAATTGGAAGTACTGAACTTTCTTGCCCTATTAATGAGCTGACCAATGAACTGAATCAATAGAACCCTTTGTTCAGCCTTCAAAGTCTGGTAATACTCAGAATATGCTGGTGTCAGGCCTGATTCATAGAAGTCATTGAGTCTCAATTTCATTCTTTTGGTGATTTCTATCTTGGATAGGTCTGTCAGACCAGAAGTAGTGTTTTGTGCAAGCACTGCCCTTGTGCCATCAGGGGTATCTATTGGATAAATCGATGTTGATGGCCTATTTCTCTGGTCAGTAAGGAAATCGGCAACAATCATCCGGGCCACATCCTCGTAACCTATGTCCTGAAACTTTGCATTTGGATTAAACACGCCACCCGGTATTGCTGCTTCAACATCCTGGCGCAAGTACGTTCTTTTATCGCCGGCTTTGCCAACAAAAAGCACGTCAGGTGAGCTAAGCCCAAGGAACTGCTGTACGTCTGAAGCAAACCTTTCACCGAGATGTTGGAATTTTGCTGGACGCTCATACATGAAATACTTTTCTGGCCCAGATACAACTGCAGTAATGTTGTTGCCCATTTTCTGTTTCTGGATAGCGTTGGAACGCTTAATTACCTCAGAAAGAATGTCTGGGTGGATTGCAGAGAGAGAGCCACCCCCAGATAGGTGAGCCATTGCCCTGTCAATATCTTTAATAAGCTTACGCTTTGCATCAAAAGACACAGTTTCTCTTGATTCCGAGGTGGAAACATCAACTGGCTTTTTTCTTCTCTTTGAAAAAAGGAGCTCTTGTGCCCATCTGGTTGTCTTGCCAACTGGCTCGTTTGGGTTCTTTATCCCAACAAATTTTTCTGAGTACTGAATCCCGTCGCCAATTTCTTGAGAAACGTTTACCAGTCTTGCTGCTGGGTTTGTTGAGTTATTTATCTCCTGTGCAGTGTTAACTACCCGCCCAAGCTTTCTTCTTTCGCCAACAGTGAGCTTCCTTGCTTTTTCAAGCGTCAGCGAAGAACCACCAGGCAGAACATAAATAAGAGACCTTATTCCCGTATTTGAAAGAAGACCCAGCTCTTCTCCACCAATATCAGATGGAGACAATGCTGACATTATGAATGAAGCGCCTTCCATGTCCCTGTTGTCGGGTATTGCTCGCAAAACGCGGCTTGGTACGACCGGCTCAAGAACAAATCCGTCACGTCTTACCATTCGTCTCACCCGCGTCGACGACGAAGAATTAAACTGACCAACGTCACGGATAATGTCTCTTGTTCTACCCATAGAGATTGAGCGATTTTCGTTTCCGACACGCGGAATCTGGGGGGCACGACTTTGAATGATTGAACTTGGTGCTATTCCGCCAGTTATATCCCTTCCGGACACCCTATCCGGTAGTCCAGAAGTCTGTGCTCTGCGTATTTCTCTTACTGCTGCACCAAGGACTGATGGTATGTCGAAAAGTTGTTGACCGCAAGTTGTAAACCTATTGTCTGTAAATCTTCCACCATACTGATACCCCTCGGGGCATCTGGCCGCACGGTTTTGACCAGGCAGTGAACCGCCACGACGGCCTCCACCAAAACCTGGAGTGGCTGCTCTATAAAAAGCAGAACGAACAGGCGACCTTACCGGACCTAAGTCTCCAGGAACGAGAGTGCTTCCTATCGTGCTTCCTATTTGGCGTAGTGCATTTGCCTTGAAGCTGATTTGATTGTTTCCTGTCTGACTTTTTCTTCTCTTAGTGTTGCCGTTTCTTTTTGAGAGAGCCCTGTACTGAATTAGGGCATGGGAAAGCTGCTTTCTTCCACGTAGATGGTCCACGTTTGACTTCCCAAAAAGGTCGCCAAGTACCACTCTTGTTACAATAAGCTCGTTATTGTCGCAACATGGAAGAAGTTCATCCACAGCAGTTTTCCTCATCCGATTTTGAACTAATGAACGCAGAATAAACCTTTGTTCCAGATTCGTTTTCGCCTTCTATTTGCCAATTTTTATCGTCACCGATAAACTTGATAAAATCTGGCTCCATGTCGGCAAATTCCGACAAGACCTTCATCGCGTACTCAATGTCACCTTCTGTTACGACCTGGTTTAGACCCTTTTCCTCAGTGGCAAACTCCCTGTCGTAAAAGAACATGTCCAACTCTTCAATGGAGTCACTCTTTTTAAGATTTCTAACCACATTCTTTGGTTTCTTGCCAGCGAGAGACTGAGAAAACTGCGCATCAGTCCAGTTTGTTAACTTGCGAAGCTTTTTTCTGCAGTTTTTCATGCCCGGATGATGACATCCTTCGTTTGGCCATAAACCAGTTGTCTCATGGTGCAGCCAGGCGCATATATTGCTAAGTGGATAAAGCTCTGGATGGTTTGCAAGAATCACTCGACATCTTCTGAATCCACCAGGCTTCTTCATGATTGGTCGCCAATACCTAAGTAGGCGCTCAAGATTGCCTCTTCTGGGGCCGTACCCCCTAAGTATGTCACCAGTGACCAGTTCCTGTGGCAGTATGCCGCCAAGCGGGTCGGCCTTAATCTGCTCATTGTCAAGCATTATCGCTCTCCTCTATTTTTCGGAGCAGGTGCATGGCGAGCCATGCGTCTTTCCGCTCCTGCTTCGTATTGAATACTCGTTTTGGCTTATCAAACTTTACCACTGGCCCATTAGCCGATTTGCTCAAAATTTGATTCGCTAAACCACTGGATGAAAATTCAAGAGATTTCTCATTAATCTTGTCAATCTTCTTGCGGTCTTTTCCAAGAGCAGAATAAACAGGCAACCCGGCAAGCATCTTCTCATCCACTTCTTTTTCCTTTGAGATGAATGTTTCATACCAGCTACCGGAAGACATGTTTCTTGGGGCATCCCATAGTTTTCTATGGAATGGCGATGTCCTTATTTTCTTTAAACTGCGAGCACTTGAGGAAAAGGACATAAAGTCAATCCTCACAACAGTTCCATCTTCTCTCTCAATTGCGCCATCTTTGTCATTGACCGTGGCGTCGATTATGTAGTAAAGCTTGTCGTCTCCAACGGTCCCTACAAGTGCTGCTTTCATAGCTTGCCGCCTCGTCTTGAAATAAGTGAAGGTTTTTCACTGCTTCTTATTTCCTTCATGAGCTTCTTGCCCATCTCGGCTATCTCTATCTCTATGTTTTCTTTCAAAACCTCTTCAACATCTTGTCCTGGCCTCGCAGCTTTAGAGTGGCTTAGTGGGTTAAAGATATTTATGCCAGATGGGTGAGCAATCATTAATTTGTTTATGCCTGACTCCTGGTACTTGTCTCGCATCTTTACGGCAAGCCTGTAGGAGCGAAGCATGTCCATACTTTCGGTGTTTGTGCGTGAAGTCATCCCCGTAGAAGACATGTACTCAATTTCTTCAATAGTAAATCCGTTCTTAACAAGGGTGTTGTTAATAAATGATTCGTTAACAACATCGCTTATATCCTGATTGGCGGCCATTTTCTGCAACTTGGTGAACGGGTAGTTAATTTGCTCAATTTCATCTATGTCAAATCCACCAAGCACATGTGCTTCAAGCGGTTTATGGGTTCTTTTCTCTGAATCAAATTGCCCAGAGCGCCTCATTGAGCCAGACTCATCGAGTGAGCTGTTGACGTCTGCAAAATCCTTATCAATACTTGCCGCAAGCAGATTAAGCATTGTCTCCATTGACTCTATTTTTCCGTTTGAGCCATCTAGATTAGATAGGGCGTCAGATACATCTTCTTTATTTGTTGAGTTAAGGCGAACAGGCTTATTGCCATTTTTCACCCCATTACCCATTCCGTATGACACTCTTCCTGATACGCCGGGCTTTAGCACAACCTCTATTTCCCCATGGGCGGTCAATCCATCACCGAGAATATCTTCGTCACCTAATTCAAATATCGCATCTGACTCAACGTTGCCAATACCTGAAGACATTGCGAGCTGTCTTTTCTTTTTGATTTGGTCCTCGTGAATTACGTACCCAGAGACCGGCATTAGCTCGTCAGGTACATCCTGACCAAGACCAACGCTTGCGTAATAATCCCTAGCAATGTCCGATGCCGCTCTTTCTACGGTTTCTCCACCTAAAGGTTTTTGCTCACTGGTTGCACTTCTATTGCGGTTTCCGCCCGAACCTATCGTTCTGCCATTTATAACCTTTGGGGCGAGAAGACCAATTCCTGACTCCGTAACAGCATCTGCTGCCTGATTAAATAATCGGGTTATTCGCACCGAATTATTTCTGTTGGTTTTGTGCTTCTTTTCTATCGCGGAAATCATTGATTCAACTTCGATGTCACCAACAAGCCCCATATCACCGAGTCTTGAGACTGCAGCAATTGCATAATCCGGCCCAATGTCCGTAGCTACAGACGTAGCCGCTTTCATATACCCCGAGTCTCTGTCACGAGAAACAACTGAACGAAGCTCCCAAATGGTTTTTTTAATATTGTCTGATTCCTGCTTGCTGGCACCAGAACGAGAAACAGCGGCAGAAATAAATCTATTTGCCCGAGCCTTTTCTGACTTCGTTATATTTCTTGCGCTAAATCCGCGCTGATTGTTGTTACTTGTCATTTAAATCATCCACCCAACTAAACAACACTTCTTGTTGTTTCAGATAGTGAGTTGTTTGCCCCAGACCATCTATCTTGATGCATTAAACGCAGAAGAGCATTTCGACTTAAGTTAGCAAATATTCCAGGAGTAACAGGGAATGACATACCATCATGTTTTCTTGTTTTTTCAAAGTGTGCATTATCTGAGTGTGAGTGCATTTTATTCTCAACGTCAAGCTGGGCAGCTATTCCACTTATTCTCTGGTCGGCATCGAGGCCAACAGAGTCTGTGCCTCCATACATCCTGACATCAGGACTCATTCCCATGCTTTCAAGCTCAGTATGAACCTTGCCCCATGGGTCGGTTTCACCCTTTTCTAGTTTGAGTGTCCTAACTGCAGACGCAGGAAGTTTGAGTGGCTCCCCCGGTGGTGGCGTTAAATATGTATCAACTCCGTAAAGGTTGTCGAGTGCTCCAGGGTTGGCCGCAATAACGTCCTTTAACGGAATCATTATTACATTGCTTGCTTCTGGGGTCTCTCTTTGCTGATGTCCGGAAACCCTGTGGTTAATAGAAAAATGTATTGTTCCCCTATATGTATCCCACGGTCTACCATTGTCATCGAGTAGCGGTTGACCATTTTCATCAAGCATTGGGTAGTCGCCTGTTGGTCTTATAACTAAATTACCATCACTGTCGTACTGTGGTTCATATGTAGTTTCGTGGACGAGATACAGGTCGTCTACTGACAGGCCACTAAAGCCGTTGGACCGAGAGGGGCGTGCTCTTCTTTGTATTTCTTCTTCTGAAGCGTCTGGCAATGCCCTTCTAAGTTCACTTAGGGTCTTCTCTCTTGCGGCAGCTTCCCTATCGATTGTTTCCTGTCGTAATTGGGCTATGTTTTTGCGACTTGCGTCAACTGTCTTCTGTCCGGCCTCGGCAAGGTCATCAAGTCTCTTTTGTGCGTCAGTGTCACCGCGCGTTGCTGCATAAAGTATTGAACTTGCTTCTGTTTTTGAATCATTACCTTCTTCATTAAGTCCAATTCCGGCAAGTGTCCACTTAATGGCCAACTCCCGGCCCTCGTCAGATGTCTCGTCAAGCCCAGAAATAACAAATGGGTTAATTGGTAAAACTTCAACATCAGATATATCTGATTCCCATGACTGTTCATTGGGAACACCGAAGGCGACACGCTTTCCGCCTATCTCGTAAACTTCTATTTGGTCACGCCAATTTTCCCCGAGAGAGATTGAAGCACGACTGCTCTTTATTTTGGAAGTTTGTGGGGATATCGAGCCAGGCTTAAGTGTTCTCTCCACCCTTCCGCTAGAGAGGGTCACTCGTGGTTCGCCGCGAAGAACCGGCACTGGCGGTAGCCCGATAGGAGGCCCAGTTTCGCCCGCGTCGTTGATTGCCTCAACACCAGTTATTCTGTCTCGCATTTCGCGCACTCGTTCTGCGCTTGCATCTCGTAAGCGCCTTGCTCTGCGTCCAGCAGATTCACGCGCTGTAGCTATTCTTTCCCTGTTTTCTGGTGTATCAACCATCCTGCGCGCGCCCCTTGCTGCAGAAACTGCGGCATCCTTGAGCGGTTCGGGCAGCCCCTCTGGGGCAACTCTATTCATTCTCTTAAGAATCATCTTTGCTTGTTCATCGTTGATTCTGTCGTCTTCCTTAAGTTTTTCAACAACAAACTCTGCTAGGTCTCTGCTTCCTCTTCTGGCTAGTTCCATTCCAAGTTTCGTGAGTGCAGCTTGAGGACCAAAACGCATCGCTGCGGCCGTATCAACGACAAGCTCCATGACTTCTTTCTCTTCATCATCGAGGCCCATTCGTTCAGCTATCTGATTCATCGCCCTGCCCTTTAGGCGCTCACCGATGCCCTTTTTGACTGCCCCACTGCTAAGGGATTCGCTTTGCATGGCTCTTCTGAAGCCGTCTTCTCTTGTGCCAGATGAGTTGCGTCTCAGTATTCTTTCTATGCGTCTTGAAGCAACTGGAGAATCGTCAGAGCTTGATGCGAGTGGTGAACGAACCGTTCCAGTTATGAGCATTTCATCAACTTCTGATTCCCTCATTCTCACACGGGCGCGCCTATCTAGGCCAGAATGCATTCTGTATGCGGTTTCCTCGATTAGTGAATGAAGTTCTTCATCTGGAAGGTTCATAATTAATTCGGCAACACGTGGGTCAATATTTTCCTTTGATAGTTCTGGGAATTCTTTTGAGCCTTTGCCTGAAAGTATGTTTCTTATTTCCTTAGCGTTGCTGGAGATTTTACTGCGTCGAGACTCGGTTCTCTGTGCTCTTGTTTGTTTTGGACCATATATTGAACGTCCGGATGACAATGATTCGCTTGCGCCCTGAAGGTCAACATCATCTATACCTTCACCAAAGCTTGAGCCAGCATCAACTACCTGTTCATTGATGGATGAGTTTGTCTCTGCTATCTGTTTATCGCTGTCGTTTCTAGGGGAATCTATATCTCTGCTTTCCCGGCGTGCAGTCACATATTCATTGACAACCTTGCCAACCCTATTGGATGCACCTTTTCGCCAAATTGCGTCATCAGTGCCGTTAGAAAGAGAATCCCTCAATGACTCGGCAGCCTCAACTGCATTCTTCTGAGATGAAACCTCCATGTAGATTGTTCCATCGTCACCACGAGACACAACACGCAAAGAGCCGGGAGGTAGAATGAATCTGCTCTCCCCATCTTCTCCAGGAGACGAGAATATTCCCTTGTCTCCCTCCTTCAGAGAAATTACAACGCGCTTCTTCTTCTTGCCTTCGGGGGCATCAGATTCTTGCTGTCTTGTCAGCTTCGTTGGTCTACGGCCCTTGGGCATAAGCCTGCCCGTAACGAGGCTGTCTATCTGAACATCTTTTCCAACAGAGCGGCCGGAAACCTTACCAGACTCAACTTCTACGATTGCCTCAATCTCGAAAGGCTCTGTTATGGAGGTGGCATCTATCGCCTCCATTGTTGGAATCAAAACATTCTGCACTTGCCTATCAAGGGGGGCTTCAGAAGATGAATTTTCATCTACCTCAAGACCAAGCCTTGCAAGGCGAGCGTTGCGACGATTTATTGCACGACCAGCGGAAACTTGTTTCTGTGGGTCCAAAACATTAGAGATATCCACGTCTTCACCAGTACCAATCTGGCGAATGGCTTCACGTTGACGTGGCGTAAGTCGTCTTGATTGACTCGCCCTACGAGACTTAACAAATGAATCAGCATCCGCTTTCGATTTGAATTTTCTAGTTGGTTTTGGTTTAGGGCTGTTTAGGGCTTCAATTTTTTCATCGATTTCTTTACTAATTCTCGACCTGCTGCGTTTATCTCCACCAGCCCTAAGTTTTTCAATCATGGCATTCTTCATGGTGTCGAATTCTTCAGCTAGTTCTACTGATTTGTCGACATCATCAGAATTTGCCTTCATCAGAACTTGGGTGTCGGCCATTTTTCTGATGGCTTTTTTATCATCGATTTGTGTTATGTCTTCAGAAATAGCATCAAGCTGTCTTGCTCTTGCATTTTTAGCAGCTTCCGATGGACTAAGTAGGCCGCGAGACTCCCTTAGTGACCCTACTTCTGCGTCAAATCTTGCGTTTTCCGAACGAGCACCAATTCCATACTTCTTTTTCCATTCACGACGTGCATCGTCGTACTTCTTCTCATGGAATTGAGCCTCTTCTATGGCTATATCAAGAAGCTCTTGTCTGGCTCTTGTTGCAGCATCTGTTTCTTCCGGTGTTAAGCCAGATGGGATTTCCGACTTTTCTATTTCATCCAGACTTTCTTTAGCGATAGTGTAATCTGTCGCTATTTCTGTAGCAACATCAAACATCTCCTCCTGAGTGAGTCCCGAATAGTCACTTCTGAAAGCTTTTAGAGTTTCTCTCCTGTCGGCAACCCTACGGACTAGCGCTTCTTCTGCCATTGCGTCTAGTTCTTCTGGCGTTATTCCAGGAAGAACGTCTGCTGTTGGTGAATCAATGTCTGGAGAATCAACCTCATCCAGGTCATATGTTGCGCTTGCGATTGCTGCCGAAGTTTCAGCTCTCTTTGCCATGATGTCATCCATGAACTCCAGAACCGAGTCGACGTCATCGCCGCTTATAAGTTTTTGTTCCCTCAGCGCATAAAGTTCAGCAAGGGCTTCGAGCGCCCATATTTCGCTTCCCTTTTCATATTCTCTTGGATATGCGCCAGAGAACTGAGCAACACCCTCTAGGCGGCTCATCACATCACCAAGTTCTTTAAGGTTTATCCCGTCAGCTGTTTGTGTCATCATGTTCATGATGTCGCCAGCGCTTAAGTCGTAAAGGCTATTTATCTTTTTCTGCCCTAGATAGTCGCCGCGCTTAGAGAACTGCGGAACCTCAAGCATTCCGGCTTTTGCTCTGCGGTCAATCTCCTCCATGAATCCCTGAGCCTGGACCAAGTGGGCAAATTCGTGTATCCCTATGTGTCTTGTGAATGATTTTGGACCATCTACGAGTCCAGCCATGTGGCGAGCCGCAAGGTCAGCGTTTAGCATAAAATGTGAAAGAGCCATCTGAGATTCGGCGTCTGTTCTTCCGCCAATGGCAGCTATTGACAGGCGCTGGCCAGCACCCATGTTTGGAAGCATGGTTTCCTGGTTGCTCATAATCATGTCCATGTTGAAGTCGATTACCCCACGCATTTCCCCGGGTATTTTGACTTTTCTTGTTTTCCCAGTAACAGGGTCAGTCATGTCGATAATTTGAGCAGCATCGCGCATTAGTGATGTTCCGGCCTCGTGGTTCGAGTCCGAGTCGTACATGATTGTTCCAAGAAACTTTGCTGCAGATGGGTTTCTCTTGAACTGAACTAGCAGGGACTCAAGGAATGCTCTTTCGGTTTCGTAATATCTTGCAGTATCAGCCTTGACCATGAGGTCTTGTTCTTCTTTTGAGAGTGAAGTCCATCCCTGAACGGCCTGTAGGCGGGCTGTGACAAACTGCTCGACTTGTTGTGGTGTCAGTCTTGGCTGGTCTACTCCGTTTGCGTTGACAAGGTTTACATCCCATCCGCGTGGGTCGCCATTATTAGCCATCTGTCGCAGTGTGTCAAATGCTTGACCAAGGTCTTCATTCGTGGCTCTCGCCTCATCACTTATGTCGACACCAAGGTCATCCAGTAGACTGAGAACTTCAGCATCAGCTCGCGCAATTTCATCTTGCGCGTTAATCATCCCATTAGTTGTTACGCGGAGATTTTCTGGGCCATCAACGTCACGCCAGTCAGGTGTTTCTATTCTTTCGCCAGTTGCTGCGTCATACCATGGACTGCGACCAATTCTTGCTGGGTCAGCATCAGCTAGGTCACGAAACCATCTTCCGTTGTAAACAAAGTCAAGTACATTTCGTGCAGTGTTTCTAAGTCCCTGCATTTCTCCTTGGTTGGAGAGTTCTGCGGCCTGGCGAGCAGCAAATCTTGCGAATCTACTAGCACTGAACCCAAAGCAGTTTGAGCCCATGGCGTCCGTAAACTGGTTAGCTGCTGGCGTTCCTGGAGGACACCTAAACTTATTATTTTCATCTCTAAGTATTCCAACTGCTGCAGCTGCCCTTGCTAGCAATGAACCGCCAGGAACTCGCGCACCAAGATTGGGTCCTAATGATTTTTCTTCTACGTTTTTGCCCTTGTTGAGCCTTCTTCTGCGTTCCTCCATTGTCATGCCTGTTGACATTGCAAATGGGTCGACAATTTTTTCAGAAGATGTGTCAACTTCGTCAGTCTTAGGGTTTACATCAAACTTAGATATTTTTATGTGTGGTTTATTTCGCAGCTTATTCAGCAGCTTGTCAAACGAATCAACTTCGCGTTCCTTTTCTGGAATCCAGCCAAAATTAGGCTCGATATCCATTCCGCGAATGCTCTCAATTGTTGGCGATAGAACAAGCTTTGAGCCCGGTTCCCATCTGGCTTCTGGTTTCCACCTATACCCGTATGCGTTTTTTTCAACACCGGGCATTGATTCCCCGGTGAATTCACGCTTTTTATTGTCAGTGTTTCCCTCGTCTTGTTTGCGAGAGATGTCCCAACCAAGCGCCTTTACGGCTATATCTGCTTGAAGCCTGCCTGAGTAGACGCTTCCGTTGATTGATTGCTTGAAACGAAGCGCTCTAGCATCGAAGTCCCTACAGCAGGCAACTGGAGATACTAGACGTCCAGACGTTATTACCCTGTGCTTTACCGGTTCACCCGACATATCGGGGACCTCGGTTACTTATCGTCGATTGAGTCTTCGAGAAGCTGGAACTCGACGAGGGCCGCCATGAAATCCGCATCACCCAGCTCCTCGCTCTTTTCCTTGCTTCCGGCAAGCCAGTTTGCGGGGATAAGGCTTTCGAGTTTAAGGTCGCGAGCGCGCTTCATAATATGGCGCTTGGCAGCCTCTTTGTCTTTTGCCCTACCGAAAGCCTGAATTGCATTTCTTAGGTCGGACTCTGAAACGATTGGATATGAACCGTCAGGAAGAGCCATACCTTCCTTGGCAAGTTCCATTCTTCTCTCTTCAGAAAAAGCTCTCTTGATTGCAATCTCAGCTGCTTCTGCTTCAATCTGCTCAACCTCATCAGCTTCATACTTGTCATAACCGAGCACTTCGCCATCAAGGGCAACGAAGACGTCGTACGACTTTCCGTCAAATCCTTCGATTTCTACAGCATAAGCATCAAAACCTTCGAAAACATCTGGCTCTACCGCAACAACATGTCCATCAATTGACTTGACGGCGATTTCTGCTGCTTCGGTGAAATCAATGAGCTTGTATTCAGAAAAGCCAGACTTCTGTTCAAATTCTGATTCATCGAGCTTCTGGAAGCCCAAAACTTCTGCGCTTGTTCCGTCGATGAATACTTCCTTGACGGAACCATCCTTTGTCTGTACGTCAACAACAAACATGTCTGCTGGCTGCGAGTAGCCGGAGTCAACAACAACACCATCGAACATTTTTTCTGCCAAACCTTCGACGTGTAGCAGTCCGGGCAGACCCTTTTCAGCAACACAACCACCTGGGCAGTCGTCGCAAACAGGAGAAGAACCCGCATAGGCTTTTCTCTCTATTGCACATAGATATCCGTGAGCGCCAAGGTCAGCTGTCTTTATTCCAAGGGACTTAATTCGTGACCTGCGAATGTCTTCCCACTCTGAGTCGCGAGCAGAGAATGACTTCTCGCCCATAATGAGCTCATCGTCTTCGTCTTCCTCGTATTCCTCGTCCTCTTCGTCCTCGTCTGACATTTCTTCGTCTTCCGACATTTCTTCGTCGTCTGACTCTTCGTCATCATCTTCTGAGTCGATTTCTACCTCAAGCTTTGCAGCCTTCGCCTTGCCCATAGTTCTTTGAGCAGAAGACTCCTCGTCTTCGTCACCCATTGACTCCATGTCCATTTCGGCTTCGTCAAGCGCTGCCTCTTCGCCCTCGTCATCAGCCATTATTACCTGGCCAGGAACTGGGACCCTCTTGGGCTTCATCTCTTTAGATGATTTCTCCATTGGCTCGCCGTCTTCGTCTTCTTCCTCTTCGGTGTCTGCCTCAAGGTCAACTTCCATTACGCCAACAACGCCACCTTCTGCAGGCTTCTTCTTCGGCTTCATTTCCGGAGCTTCCATGGCCATTTCCTTCTCCTCCAACTCAGAGGCGGGAACCATCTTCATCTCAACAGGCATGGCGCCGCACTTTGCGCACAACTCCGAACCCTTAACAAAACCGCAGTCAGCGGCACTAGCGCCTTTGGCGCACTTAAGAACGTTGCCCTCGGCGTCAATGCTGACTGTGGCTTTCTCGTCGTAGCTCATAGAACTCCCGTAAATGCAGGGAAATGCCATAGGGACATTAACCAATCAATTTGCTTAAATTATAACGTATCAGAACCTTGCGCGCTAATTAGTAACGTTTGCTAATTTGCTTGCCTGTTAATCGTTGGCGAAATTGTCTGGCTTAACCTTTCTTCTCTCTCGTTTTTTTCCAGAGAGTGTCTCGCCATCCTCTTCAATTCTTCTGCGTGCTGTCTCTAGCTGCTCTCTACTGAAGATGTCTTCAATGGTGTGATTCGTTCCAAATGCTTCATTGAATCTGTTGACAATCTGTTGTAGCTCGTTGCTGCTGAATCTTGGTTCATCGCCCTTTCTTGGGCTGAATACGGAACCTTTTCTCTTTGCTGACTCCGACAGATATAGGGCCATATCTGTGCTGTTTGTTATGTAGTTGCGCGTTTTTGTGCTGTTTTGCGGCGAATTCGGAAAACTCTTGTCAATAAATTCATTAAGTGCCTCATAAACAGCATGTTTCGCGTTGCTGAGTTCTGAATCCAGTTTTGAACCGGAGTCTCCATCTCGCCAAACAGAACTGGCGTCTGGAATGAGACCAGCCTTTATCATCTGGTTGATATACGCGATTGGAACTCCGTTTTTCTTCCAGTCACTCTGTGCGCCAAGACCAACATCATCCATGCCGAACGACTGCTGCAGTCTTTCGCGCATTCTCTGTTGCCATCCCTTTTCTGGGATACCCAGATACTTGAGAAGAGCGTCAAGTTCAAAGTCCTTGCGCGCAGTCTTGTCAGCCCTTAGCTCCTCCGCAGAAACATCTGGCTCCTGTATGTCAGGAAGTTCTGCCTCATCAATTGACTCCTCCATGAGCATTTCCTCAACTGGTGAGTCACCCCTGGTGGCGCTATCTTTATCGAATCGGCCGCTAGCACGGAATTGTGAAACCCTGCTCACCTCACCAAGTGAATCGTATTCCTCTGGGGAGATTGGGTTATTTTCTTCCTCGTCAAACCAGTGTGGGAATGCGTCCTTGCCAAATGTTTCGATTATGAATCGGTCACGCATGTTGGCCCTGCCAAGATTTTCCGCAAATCGTTCCATTACGTTCATTTCAGCAAAGTCTTCGTCTGCTCTTGTGACAGGGGCAAAAAGCCTCCATCCAGCAAACTCTGGCTGTTTTCCAAGTTCGGCAACAAGCATGCGTACCGCATCGTGGTTAATTCCGGCATCGGGGTCCGAAAGTTTTGCCGCATTTGGCTTGTCAAGGTTCAGCAGGGATGCCAGCTCATCATTGCTTAGTGGACGCGATTGGGTCCAAGTAATGTCTTTTCTTCCGGTTCCTGGGTCGGTCTGGACAGAGTATTCCGTTGGAATTCTTATCGTATCCTTCAGTTTTTCCGTGGAGAGCATCCATGTTGAGGCTGTTGGGTTCTGGTTAGGGTTGTTTGACGAAACGCTACCAACAGTAATTTGTGGTCTGTCTGCCATTCTCTGTGAAACGTTGTTCATCGCTTCGCGAATCTGTCTCTGTCTTGCATCAGTTCCAGAATCATCACTATTCACGTCAAGGGCTATGCCGGTTCTCTTGAATCCGTCCCATACGCGCATTGAATAATCGAGTTCGCGTCTAGCTTTAGAGTTTGTTTCTGGGTTTCCAGACAACCTCAGACCTGCAATTCCTTGTGTGCTTGGTCTTGCATTCCTTGGTGCGCGCTGAGCTCCGCCCTGGCGCAGTCTGCGACCAAATCTTCCTTCTAGCTCCACATCGGTACGACCGCTAGAGAAGAACTCTTCTGGCGACGGACCATCATTCCGCTTGCCAGGGCGACGATTTGCCCTCAGCCTGTCACGGTCAGCAAATCTTTGCCTGTCTTCGTCGGACCATGGGGTTTGACGGGAACGATTTAGTCTGCGGTTTCTGCGTCCGCGACCTGAGCGACCAGAGGAAAGGAAGTCAACGAACTGGTCCATGTCTGGACTATTGGACGCGTCCTCGTCACCGATGTCTTCGATTCCGTCGATGCTGGCGTCTTCGTCTTCTTTTTCCTCTTCTTTTTCTTTGATTATGTCGTCAATTGACTTGCCATCATCGCCACCACCAACTTCGTAGTCGCCAGGCTCATCGTCGTCGTCTTCGATTGTTGGTGTTGGTGCATTTATTTCCCCAGAGTATGGGTCAAACAGGCCTTCCGGCTTATTGAGATAGTCGGGCATTCTGCCGTCCTCAATAGCCTTGTCGATTGCCTCCCTTTGTCTTGCCGACACAGTGTCAGAGAGGTAAAGGTCGTATATTGCCTTGCCCGGGTCGATTGCTCTCTTTGCTCTAGTTAGAGCAACATAAACAATGTTGAGTTCCTCTCTTCTGGAGCGACTCTCAACTGGTTTTCCAGTTTCTGGGTCTATGTCGAGGTCTGGAGGATTACGGAAGTCAGAAGCAACGCGGACCCTATCCCACTCTCTACCCTTGGATAGCTGCGCGGTTGTTATTTCAACGTCAGCATTTGGCGTTTTTGCTGAAGTCCTCATGCGGCTTACTATGTCGTTGAGAATAAAAGCAGTTTCTTCGTCGGTATCGCCCTTGATAACAACAGTGTCTCCAAACTCTTTTCCAGAACCTTCCTTGTTTCGGAGACCGTTCTTCTTGAATTGGACTTTTCCACCGTAGTAATCACTATCCTCTAGGATTCTCATCATGTCTCTGAAGTAGACACCCTGTGGCGCTTTTACGACTTTTCCAGTCTTGGTATCGGTGTATTCACCACCGCTATCAATGCCCCAGTCAAATAACTCAATGGCCCCCGTCCATTCGCCCTCACGCTTTCCGTTCACATCCGCGAGCTGGAGGTGCCACTGAACCTTGCTCTTTCCTTTACCGGTTGTGTCTGGAATTACCTCAAATCTTCTGGCACGACTTGCTGTTGACGTTGAGGTGAAACCCGTTCCGCGCTGTGCAGATATGGTCTTTAGGTCATCAACATTTACGTCCTTGAGCTTGGAAAGATTGAGCATCTTTCTCTCTGGAACAATGACTGGCGCCTTGATTCCTGGCGTTACGCCATTAGCGAACATGTTTCGGTATTCCCATGCCCTGCGTGGTGGGATTCCGAGGTTTTTATTGCCGCGAGTAACAAGCTTGTACATTGACTTGAGCTGTGCATACTGCTCTTGTTGAGCCCTGCGCTTTATTTCGCCAGCATCCCAAACATCACCAATCCATGAAGACGCTTTCGGGCGCAACCCCTTCTTTGTCAGCTCTATCTGCTTATCTACCGGTGTATCCATTACGAACGACAAGTGCTCAAAGAATGCTTTCATTTCTCTGTGTTTTGTCGCTGGAATCATCACAACGGGAGGGAGTTCCTGTCCGTTTCTGGTGAATCTCGGCTGGAAGTTTTGGATGAACTGCAATGCTTCATAAATAATTGTTGCATTATCGCGCGTAAGGATTGCGTCAGCGTCCTTCATGTCGGCAACAAACTCACCAGCTGCTTCTTTTGAAAGAACATCCTTTAGTGACGCAAGCTCCTTGCTTCTTGCTGCCTCGTCCATATCGGCAAGAGCAACGTAACTATCTTCTACTTTTCGGAGCTCCTTGGAGAGAGCCTTGTTGATTTCAATACCTGAAACAATTTCATCATCAGACAAAGATGCAAGCTTTGTCTTGTACTTCTTGTCTGCTGCTTTGAGCTTTTCTCTTCTCTGGTCAACAGTCATGCTTGTCATATCGAAATCATCACGAATGCCTTTTTGGGCAATTCTGATTCTGTCGCTCTTGTACTTTGACTCAATCTTTACTAAGGCTTCGCGGGCTCTTTCTGGGGAAAGGCCATCCATGTCGAAGTCGTTGTTGATTACATCAACAGCCAAACCGGCAACGTGGTGGAATCTGTCTTCTATTCCCAATTCAGAATCGTCAATATTGCCCTGTGACTGAATCAGGTTTGCCAACCAAGCAACAGTTGGTCCATAACGGAACGACTCATTCAATGGGAGGTCATAGTCGCCGTTTAGTGAGGAAAGAATGTCTTTAGCACCACGGAACGCATAAACTGCTTGCCTCTTGTCGCCAACAAGTAGAATAGAGAGATTGTCTCTGTTCTTATTTAACACCTGCTCCATTACTGGGTTCATATCTTGAGCTTCGTCAATCATGAACATTGACAGCGGGTTATCCTTAGTTGCGTATCTCCGCGCGACCGTGGCCTGGAAGTTCTTGCCTTTCTGGCCTGTCTTTACAGAGATAACCACACGTCCGTCAGGGAGAATGTCCCCAACTTTTGTTTCCTTTGGAACCTGAACGTTTGCCTCTAGGTCTTTTCCTGTGGCATGACCAATCAAGCCAGGGTCGCTTCTCAGGTCTGGGTCGGTCATCGCCCAGAGTTTGTCTGTCTGCCCTTGGTCTGGAAGGACGATGCTGTCCGGGTCGGTAACCATGTTCCAACCATCATTGGCGTCTTTCAACCACTGGTCTGGAATTGAAGGCCATTCAGTGTCAACAATTGAATCAGATGCTCTGCCCTTGTTGATGTCTGCTCTCTTGAAGTGCTGTGGGCCGATTTTCTCGTCAGCACTGTTTGCGAATGCCTTGAGTGCCTTGTTAAGAATGTCTGCATAGTCTCTAACTGTTAGATTTACTCCCGCTATTGGGGTTGGCATTCCGGCACCCTTGCCAGCAGAGAACTCTTCTCTATCGGTGAGCTTGAGTGCTTTAATCCAGCCGTTTGAGTCAGATAGCTTCAAATAACCAAGGTCTCTCCAGCCCGGGTCGTACCCAACCGTCTCACCCTCTGTTCCATCAACTTTTGTGAACTTGATTGTTTGAAGTTTTCCGTCTTTGTCTCTTCTGGCAAATGTCCCTCTATCCTGGGTGGAAATTTTTACCTTGTCGCGGAACTTCTTGCCATACTTTTCGTCACCCTGACCGAGCAACAATGACCACCAAGACAGCCTGTTTAGTGTTGATACACCAGTGTTGTCGCTGAATTCAGCAGCAGCCTCTTCTTCATTCTTCTTGTTGAAAACAACGTAGTACGCCGTTGGTGACTTAAATTTGTCTCTAAGTTCAGAAAGTTTTGTATCCCTGTCCTCTTCCGACATTGAGGAAAGGTCAAACTTGTCATCATCGGTGCTGTACTTCTCGGAGATGAAATCCAGTTTTTCCTTTAGGGCTTCCGGTCGATTAATGAATCGCGTGATATCAAACTCGCGTTCAGCTGCGGCCATCAATGCCTTGAGGGTTGTTGTTTTCCCTGAGCCGGCACCAGCAGAAACAGTCATGATGCCTTTTTGCTCGCCAAACATTAAAGCAAGACCAGTATCGATGATGTCTTTCTGCTGCTCTGTTGGCTCATAAGAGAATCCATATAGGCTTCCGAAATGTGCCGTTCCTGGTGAGCGTTTTACGGCACGAGCTTCGTCACCGCTCCTATGCTGGACTGAACCACGCGATGCACCACTGGACAAGCGTCCAGATACGTCCTTAGCTAACCCGTCGCGACCCTCACGACGGATATAGCCGCCGCCGATAATGTCTTCATCAACGGTATTGAGGTTGCTCATCATTGCGCCGCTAGACAGGGCCTCGGTTGAAGCCTCGCCGGAGGCCTTTGAGCCCTTCCTCGTTCTCTTTGGCTTTTCTGCTGGAGCTGGAGGAACTATGTCCTCAATGTCTTCGTCGCCAAATGTTCCACGCACGCCACCAATTGTCGGAATCTTTGGTGAATCCTCAAATCCAACAATCATTGGGACTTCAGCGGTTGCCTCGTCCTTGCCCTTGCGCTCGCCATCCGGAATACCAGCACGCTTGCGCATGGTTGCCGAACGATTCATCAGGAAGTCAACAGCCTGCTGAGCTTGAGTAATTGCGTCTTTCAATGCCTCTGGACGGCTACGTAGAGCCTGGAGCCATGAAGCCAAGTACGGTGCGTGGTCTTTTCTCACTGGAGCTTCAACACCCATTGCGCCAAGAGCAAATGCCGAACCAATCTCGGCAATAAGTTCTTCGAATGCATAATCAGCATCACCAAACTGTTTGCCAAGTTTTCTGTTCATTCTTGATGGGTGTGATGTCCAGTGAACGGTCTCGTGGAATAGCGTTGAGTAGAAGTTCAATGGGTCCTTGAACTGCTCAAACTGCGGCATTGTGATTTCGTCAGCCATTGGGCTATAGAAAGCCCTATTGCCCTTGACTTCCTTCCATGCTGGAGCAATTTCTTTGATTACATCTTCCAGGTCCTGGAGTCTCTGCTCTGGTGACAACTGAAGAACATCATCTAATTCATACATTTCTGGTGGGAGACCCTCAACGTCTGCGACGTTCCAGACTGTGGTTGTGTGGAAGCCGCGATAGCTGCCAACTACATTTCCATCCCTATCGAGTATGGCTGTCTCTGTTTTGTTCGGAGCAAGAATCTGGACGCCACGCTTTTCCATGGCCTCCTTGCTTATTTTGCCGCCAATCTTTTTCCACTGACCAGCTCCGGCCCAGCGATTCGTCTTGTAGCCCCTAGCGCTGCTGATTAGTGTCAGCATCAGCTGGTTTGTTCCCTGATAAACACGCTTCTGGCCAGTTGCGTTTCTCGCCATGATTTCCAGTTGGCGCCACGGGATTTCCCATCTCGCATTGCCTGGATTCTTGGCAATTTCTTCAAGAGCAGTAATAATCTGCTCTGTCATCTTGGCATAAACATCATCCAGAATTTGCTTTTGCTCTTCTGGGGTTACATTGTCGGAGTCAAGAACCTTTCCAGAGGAAAGTCTTTCACCTTCTTTGAACTTGTTGAGTGGGCCCTGATACTTAACCTTGTCAAAATCGCTACGCTTATTGTCTGGGGTGCTGAGGAAGCGCTGGTAACCGCTTGAGAGTTTGGTTACGTCTCCAGCATCCTGCTGACGCATTTCGCGCTCTGACATCTTCTCGACACGATTCATGTATTTGTCGAGTTCGTTGATTGCCTTACGCAGTCTCTTTATTTGGTCTGGGTCACTTGCCCCATCAAGAACACCCTGTAGCTGTTCTCTCTGCTCTTCAGCCATGGCCATTTTGTCAAACGACGCAACATCTGGGTCATCCACACGTGGAACCTCATAGAGCTTTCCACTCGAAAGTCCTGTTGCTGGCTTTGATACTGGCGCGCCAGGTGCGCCTGGCTTCTTGAGCTGCTCGGGGGATGGCTTTGGGTTGCGTATTGAGCCAGGACCGTCTGGGGTTGGGTCGGCCTGCGCAAGGGGTGTGCCTCGCATGAATAGGCCCTCACCAACAATTCCATCAAGGTCAACGTCTCTTGCGGTGAATGGGTCAAAGTCCTGAGCACCAGAGCTGGTGAAGAATCTTCCACGAGAGCGACCGCCACCAAGATTTGGTCGGTCAACCATTCGGCTACCAATTGCCCTGCCTAGGCGGTAGCCAATAGCCTTTTCTTCTATGCCACCATCATTTAAGGATTTTTTTTTTAAATTATCAAGCGCGGTATCAATTGCGTCGATGAGCTCAAAGCTGGCCCCCGAAGTGATAACAATTCCATCCGTATCCACATAAGCGTCGGCATAGTGGTAATCAAAAATTGGGTCGAGAGCCTGCTTTACACGGAACGCATACTGCGGCATTACCGGAATGCAGTATGCGCCATTCATGTCATCGCCCTCGCGACCGAAGTCAGCGAGGCTCTTGTATTTACGATTCTTCTTGCGCTTACGCCCAATAATTCCTCTTAGAGCAGCTACGGCTAGTTCGCCTGGATACTTAACCTCAAGGTCCTCAAGGTAATCCTCTTCATTTGCTTCTGTCTGGTATTCGTAAGACTTCTTGATGACAACATCACCCTTGACTACACCCTTAGGAATGACTGCAAATCTGCACTTACCTTCAGATTCAATGTCGAGGTCGATTATCTGGCAAGAGTTCCCACCCTTGAAAAATACGCAGTTGGCGCACTTGACGCCGATGTTCTTGACATCATTTTCTGCGGCCGATGTGTACCCAGCCCAAACGCCATCAGCGTCTTCATTAAACTTGCCATAGCGCTTAACTATCTTAAGAAGAGAATCGCGGAGGTCAGCCTCTTCTGAGTCGATATTGTTCGGGTCGAACTGCGGACGAGGCTTTTTACCTGAGTCCTCGTAATCAACTGGCGGAAGCGGAACTATTTGCATCCCAGCCTCGCCTGGCTTGATTGCAACAGGGATTCCCGGCATCTGCGAAGGACGCATAATTCTTTCTGGGACTGACGGCATTCCAGGTGAAGCCATTGGCATCATTGGCATTGGCTTTGGAGCCATAGGAACACGCTGTGGTGGGCCAAACATAAATCCGGCAGGTCCACGGCTGTAGTGGCACTTGTACTTGCCCACTTTTCCTTCGTCTTCCCTACGCGAGAAGGTAATCATGTCATCAGCAACGTCATCAATCATGACCTTTGAACCGATAACCATCGATAGCTGCTTTTGGATTTCGTCTGTCTCGTCTTCTTCCATCATCATCATCGGTGATGGGGTCATCATTCCGCCCTTTTCATCTGACTTAACTGAGATTGTTCCAGTTAGCTGGTTTGCACCATGCAGAACGGGGGAGACTTCGTATAGTTCAAGCTCAAAGATGACATTTGCCTGAGATTTCTGGTCATACTGAGCGCGTAGCGTCTTGTAACCAATTGACCACTCTTGCTCCTCGCCAAAAAAGGCAACATTTGCAAAGGCTTCCCGGCCCTTCTCGGACTGAAGATTGAACTGGACGCGAGCAAAAAGTCCACCAATTCCAGCCATTTTCATCTTCATTGGCAAGCGATTATCGGTGGGAGGAACTTCGTAAATCTCTAGAACTTTACCAATCGGGTCATTCCAGTTATGGCCCCATACAACACGTGGTTTTCTACGCATCAAGCTCTTTGTAAAAGCACCAGTGGCAACGATGTCACCAACTGAGTCCTTGTTTCCGATGCCAGCAACGAAACACTCGACAATACCCTGCGCCTCATTGAGGTTAACTGAGTCGGCCTTGCCCTCGGCAGTGCCTAGCGCAGTTGTCTTGTATTCAAAAACCTCACCTGGCATTGGGCTACCTTCCGTAGTGGACTATCTGATAATAAACCACTATTAAGTCTGAGCAGTGTAAGTTTCGATTTTTATAGCTGTATAAAGATAATATTTACAGCAATTAAACAGTTTGGGCGTAATTCCAGGTACTTCTGGCAACATCCATAGCAATTTCAGCCTGTTCTTTGGCAAAAAAGTTGGTGTACATGTCGACAATTCCCTCACGAATCATCGACGCTCTACTATCTCCGTCAATGAGATTAAGGCTGTCAATGTAGAGGCGCTGTATTTCATTGACGTTCTCCCTGTTGAGTGACTTAATTACACCAACCTGAGAGTCAACGGTCTTTACCGTGTCAAGTTTTGGCAGGCTCTTTACTTTGATTCCGTTAGCTTCGCCAAATTCTTTTCTAGCATCGTGAGAGTCGCGAATAATCGCAGAAAGAATTGGCTTAATGTCCTCTTCCATCTGTCTATCCCAAGTATCGATAGCTAGAACTGCGTCCACCTCAAGGGTTCCAGCAGATAGGGCCTTTCTGGCCTTCATTCCAGTCACCTTCTCAAGAACGACCCTTTGCTGTCTTTCTATGACGCGCTCAATGCTTCTTGAAAGAATTTCGGCCCATCTTTCGATAGCCATCTCCGACTTGTCTTCGAAGTAAGAGTCATTTTTTTCTTCTATTTCATCTTCTTCAGTCTTTGTTTCAACTAGAGAAGCGTCTGCGCCAGCCATCGTCATTCCGGGTACTGGGGGCGGCGGAGTTACTGGTGGTGCGGCCTCGGCCGGAACGGTTGTTTGGGCCAACTCGCCCGCACCAGCTGCTTCAGCCATCGCTCCCTGCATTGTGTTTGGGTCAAGGGGTACTGGTGCCCCAGGAGGCATTGGGGCACCCGGCATTGGTGGCATTCCAGGCATTCCAGGCATTCCAGGCATTCCAGGCATTCCAGGTGCGCCGGGGACCTGTGCTGCGTTCTCCTCCATCTTCTTCTTGGTGTTGGCAATCGGAATGAGGTTCGGGTTTGCTAATAGTGAGTCAGCAAGGTCGGCTTCAACTTCCTTGCGTGACGAGCCAGTTCTGTACTCGTTTGCCGAAATCAGGCCGCCCTGGAACTCCTGGAGGAGGTATCTGTCTCGCTCTTGCTTGTAAAGCATAAGGATGGGGACTTCCGAAGTGTCGAAGTCGACGTAGTACTTATCATCCAGTTCATCAAGCGCGCGAGCAATTGGCTCTAGGTGAGGAAGCATTGTTTCCATCCAGAAAACGCGAATTTCCTCTGCTGCGTTACTAAATGTTCTTCCAGCAGCATTTCCGATGACCGACTCGGGAACACCAAACGCAGAAAGGATTTCCTCCTTGGTGACCTGACGCATCTGAATATATGCGGCATCTCTTGGGGAGGCCGAGGTGTCGACGTAATCAACTCCGTCATCTGCCGCAATTACCGTTGTGTGGCCAGTCTTCGCGAGGTTCCCACGAAATCTAGACTTCAACTCTTCCTTGTCGTCTTCGTCGATTTCTCCACGAACAACAAGGAGTCCGCCTGGTCTACCGTCATTAAGGAGGTAGTTGCGGTTATAAAGCTTGGCAAGGTTTTCAATTTCTATCGCAACACCGGCTGCTTCCAGCGGGGTCAGGGACAAGTATGGGTCGAGTGGGTGTGGTCGCCTAATCCAGCAGACATCTTCTGGTTTTAGGAATTTCTTCTCACCATAAGGCATCATCACTTCGTAGCCCTTGACGAAAGTCTTGGGGTCTGGAATTGGCGCAGTTGATTGCGGTGGAAGAAGGTTCAGAGCAATTATTCCGCCGTCTCGACCACGGATTTTCTCGATAAAAACACCGCGAGTACCGAGAAGCAACTGAGCCGAAAGCCGGTAACGGAAGATAAACGAGTTCTCCCCAAGGTTGGCACGATTGTTAAGAATCTCCAAAAGATTGGACCTGTTTGCTTCGCGCCCAACAACAATCTCACCCATATTGGAGTTGTCTTTGCGGAGAATTATTGGAAGTCTCGCCTGGTTCCCGGAAATAGCGTCAATACAGCGATTAACCCACGTAATTTTGGACATGCCCTCGCGGTATGCGCGCTCAATGTCCCACGAGTCCCTATAGGACTTGCCAACGAACGATGGATTGCTTGAAATAGGCAACCCGTAGCCGAGCTGCTTAGCCTGAGGTCCATCAAGGGACTTGTTTTGTCTTGAGTTCCACGCCATGATTTATCTACTCAGCACCCAGCAAAAATCCGAAAACGCCACATGAAACCCCAGCCACAATCCACCCAGCGGGGAAGAAAATCATTCCCGCTCCAATACTGGTCAATATTATAAAGCAAAGCATGAATATATTGGCGAACGTGCCTCTGTTGAGTGCCGTTCTGACCCTTATTCTTGCCACTCTAAGCCTTGAGCGGGTGTTCGCCATGGTAACTCTGAGGCGCTTCTTAATATTTGTCTTGGGTTTTGGCATATAACATACAGTAGCGCACAAAATTGCTCGCCGTGGCGGAAAGAGTGCAGGAAGAATTGATTATGGCTCAAAAACCAAACTGGGAAGAAGTTCTTGAATACTTAACCCCTAAAGAAACTCCGTTTTGTCCAGAAGAACCCTCCATAAACCAAAAAGTCTTCTTGAGGACAAACGCAATCGAGGCCCTTTTTGGTGGCGCAGCAGGCGGTGGCAAGTCCTCGGCTTTGCTAATGGCCGCCCTGCAGTATGTCGACATTCCTGGATATTCAGCCATTCTCTTCCGTCGTACTTTTGCCGACCTCTCCCTTCCTGGCGCCCTGATGGACCGTTTTAAATCTTGGATGTCCAACTACGACGACATTCACTGGAACAGCAATACTTTTATTGCGACATTTCCTTCTGGGGCGAGAATTTCTTTTGGTTACCTAAACAATCAGAATGACTACCTTCGCTACAAGGGTTCAGAATTTCAGTTCATTGGCATGGACGAAGTTACAGAAATCCGCGAATCTGACTACCGATACATGTTCTCCCGTTTGCGTCGTCCCGCGAATGGTCCCGTGTCCCAAATACCCCTCAGAATGAGAGCGGCATCAAACCCCGCTCCCAACTGGGTTAGACAGAGATTTATTGTTGAAGGAAGGAAAGAGGGAAGAATTTTCGTTCCTTCACGACTTACCGACAACCCTGGAATTGACGCCGATTCTTATCGACAGTCGTTGTCTGCCCTTGACCCTGTTGAGCGTCGCAGGCTTGAGGAAGGCGACTGGTGGTCGACAACTCTTGGTACCCTATTTGACAGAACCGGTTTTGTAATAATCGACGGAAGCGAGATTCCGAATATCACCAGTTCGGCACGGGTTGTCAGATACTGGGACTTGGCAGCGACCGAGCCATCCGCGTCAAATCCCGACCCGGACTGGACGGTTGGTACTTTGATGATGTTCGACGGTGGCATTGCTTACGTGCTCGATGTTAGAAGAGCTCGTGTTCGTGGCGAGAAGGTTGAAGAGCTAATGGCCCAGACAGCCTCGGAGGATGGTCATGGCGTTCCAATCAGAATGGAACAGGAACCTGGTTCATCGGGTAAGGCACTGGTTGACCAGTTCGCTAGATATGTAGTTCCAGGATACGACTTTGGCGCGATGAAGCCCACGGGGGACAAAGTTACGAGAGCGCGCCCATTCGCTGCAGCCGTTGCCAATGGGAATGTGAGATTAGTCCGTGGGGCATGGCTAACAAACTGGCTTGACGAGTTTTCATCGTTTCCAGAAGCAACCAATCATGATGACCAGGTTGACTCTGCCGTTGGGGCTTTTACATATTTGACCGGACTGGGGTTGCCCCAGAGAAAACGGGTACATATACTCCTCTAAGCCACCTACTTGCTAAGGGGATTATTAATGTCATTAGAAAAACTTGCCGAGATAAAAGAACTTATTACAAAACTTGAGTTCGATATCGATGCATTCGTTTCATCTGAGCCATCCATGGATGAGGCTTGTTCAGCCCTAGTTGAAATGAACATCCTCAAGAGGGATGTCTCGTATGTGTATGACCATCTGTCTAGGGCAGTCTCTAGAATTATGGGAGAGACAGAAAATATTTCGCTCCCCGATGGCTCAACTATTGAGAAGAAATCCTCGTACGACAGAAAGGGTTGGGACCACAAGGCTCTTGCCTCCGTCGTTGCCCAAAAAGTTGTTCAGATGTCGGTTGATATGGATACTGGTGAAGTCATCAAGTCTCCACAGGAAATAGCTGCAGAAATGTTGACCTACTGTGCTCCCTCTTACTGGAGAATCAAGGAACTAAATAAACTCGGCGTTAATGCCGACAACTACTGCGAAGTTGGCGAACTGCGCACTAGCATCATCGTGCGTAAACCAAAGGAAATCTGAGGCATTGAACATGGAAAACTCTTCCGAACTTTACAACCACCTAGCGGAGCCATTTCCGCAGGAGATGGAGAAGGTAATTGTCAAGAGCGGCGTGGAGCTGGTCTACCTGCCTGTTAGCGAGGTAATCAACCGGCTCAATCGCGTCATTGGCGTAGATAACTGGTCCTTTGAAATTATCTCTGTCAATAGAGACACGATTGACCAGGATGAAATCATCGCCCACGTAAGCCTTACTGCGCTCATCGGTGACAAGACCGTTGTCAAGCACGGATTTGGTGGAATTAGTGTGAAGCGTTCAAAGAAGGACGGCCGACCCGTTGACCTTGGAAATGACTTTAAGGGTGCAGTTTCTGATGCGTTGAAAAAGGCTGCACAGAATCTTGGTATCGGCCTATATCTTGCTCGTTCCGCTGATGCTCTTGATATTGAAGAGGCAATGCAGGCTACGGAAAGTTCTTCCGCTCCACAGCAGGCAGTGGACCCAGAGATTGAATCACGCTGGGATAACTTCATCACTGTAACGAAACTCCTCACAAAAGAACAAAAAGACGAACTGAATGCATTCTGGGAGACACATTCTTCAGGTCGGCCCAAGCCAACAAAAACAACAGCGACGATTGAAGATATTGATGCCCTGGTTGTCAAGGCCATGGCTTTGTCGTTCGGCGCTACTCCGGTGAAGAATGATGAGTGAGCCAATTCTGGTAGCACCAGACAGGCTTTCCCCTTCGTCAATCTCCACTTTTCGCCAGTGTCCACTGAAGTTTAAGTACAGCAAAATCGATGGCTTACCCGATGCGCCGACAGACGCGACTGTTCTCGGTAATTTCGTTCATGAAGTTCTTGAAACAATGTATGCACTGCCCCCTGAGCAGAGAACGCAGGAAACGGCAAAAGCACTAGCTAGACAGTTGTGGACTGAATCTTGGGGAGAGAAGGCGGCAGGTCTTATTCATTCTGAAAAGGAACTGAACTTTTTTAGATGGACAGCATGGTGGTGTATAGAGAACCTCTGGAGACTTGAGGACCCGCTGAATACGACCCCATGGGCAATAGAGGAGCATGTTGAGGGTGTTGTTGGCGGCATTCGTCTCCATGGCTACATCGACCGTCTTTTCTACGAGAATGGCGTCGCCAAAATATCCGACTACAAGACCGGCAAAACACCAAAACCCAAGTACATGGGGGATAAGTTCTTCCAGTTGATTATCTATAGTCAACTATTGGAGAGCATTGATATTGTTCCAGAATCAATGTCACTAGAGCTCCTCTACCTCAAGGATGGCGTTAGGTTTGAAAAAGTCGTTTCACCAGAAGATGTTCAAGAAGTCATCGAGGTGATTCAAGAGGTCCGAGAAGGAATAGATTCACGCTGCAGAAGCGGTGAGTTTGAGCCAAATAAATCAATTCTTTGCAATTGGTGTGGATATAAAAGGATTTGCCCAGCATGGCAGTAAGAGGAAAAACAATAAAACCGCAGGCTTTAATACCTGCTATGTTCATCGATATGAACGATGACGCTTTTGCAAGGATGGTTGCAGAGGAGGTTAAGAATAAAATCTCCCCTGTCCACAAACAGGAGTTGATGAAAGAAGATAATTGGGAGCGCTGGAGAGAAGCGCTTATTGCTCTTTCAGAAAATCTTCAACGTCAGATTGAAAGCATTGAAGCAGATGCAATCTCTGACGAGAGGCGCTATGCGTCCCTGGGCAAGACCGGAACAAGACTTGCTCGCGAGTCAAATAGCTACTACGACACAAAGGCCACAAGAGTTCGTAGATTTAAGTTTCATGTAGATAAGAGACTCGACGAAGTTTGCGTGATGATTGATACTGGCGATGTCATTAATTCTGACGGATGGGACCAGGTTGAGTTCTATCGAAAAGCCATAATTGAGCATCGTAATCTGATGAGACAGTTTGACCTTGAGGACACTTCTATCGATAGAGCTCTATGGGATACTCTGGATAACCAGTGGAACTTTGATTCCGTAAATAACGACAACCTATAGGTGGTAACGCCGTGGCGCTACAGAGAAAAAAACCGCTACAGCAGAAAACGCCACTAAAAGCAAAAAAACAACTACAGTCAAAAACTGGCCTAAAACAGAATAAACCCATAAATCGTTCTTCTAAAAAAATTGCTCACAGAAGCAAGAAGATGGAAGATAAGTACGTTGACAGGCGGAAGTTTGTCAAAAAAATACTTTCGGAAAGACCATTTTGTCAGGCCTGTCCAGTTTTTGCCGAACATGATGCTAGGGCAGTTTTTTGGGTAAACCAGAGCACCGATGTTCATGAATTAGTCAGACGTTCACAGGGTGGCTCGATACTTGACGAAGAAAATGTACTCGCAGTTTGCAGGCCGTGCCACACACGTATAGGTGAATATCCTGAGTTGTCTTTTAATTTAGGATTAGCAAAACACTCCTGGGAAAAGTAGTACACTGTAATCACCTTAGGACCGTTATAGGCGCAGAAGTAGGGAGATAAAGCCTCCCTACTTCTGCGTTTTTTGTTATAGTCGAAACTATGCGGCTCGTTGGTCTTGATTTATCACTTACATCAACGGGTGTTTCAATTAATGGCAGTACGCATGTCATCGCGGTCAAAGAGAGAGGGCCAGAACGCCTCTCTATCGTGAGCAGACAAATAGCTGATATTTGTTTATCTGAGAGAATTGATTGCGCCCTCATAGAGGGGTATTCATTTTCCTCAAGGAATTCCCAAGCACACAGTATTGGTGAGCTTGGTGGATGCGTGAGAATGAGACTCTGGGAGAACCAAATACCCTTTGTAGACATCCCACCAACATGCAGGGCTAAGTTTGCTACCGGAAAAGGAAACGCAAGCAAGGGTGAGGTAATTTCAGCGATATCAGCAAAAACTGGAAAAGTATTCTCCGGTGCTGGTGGAAACGATGAGTGCGACGCTTGGGTGCTTGAGCAGATGGGAATCGCCTATTTAGGTAACTCGGAGTGGGATTGGACAAAGGAACAATTATTAGCCTTGGCCAAAGTAGACTGGACCGCAATTGACAACATTGAAAACGATAAGACAAATTTGTGAGGATTAATAAATGAGAACTACACCTATTAGCCAGATAGAAATTGAGCAGGAATTGATTCGACTGGTGAATAGATTAGAGAACGAGACGGAGCAGTTTGAAACAGTCGCCATGGATATGGCTAAAAAGGAAGCTCTTTATAAGTCTAATTGGGCCAAAGAGTACATATCAGCAAAGGGCTCAATCAAAGAACGAGAAGCATGGGCAGACTACAAGCTTGACCAGCAGCTTTTCGAATACAAGTGCGCTGAGGCCCTAGTCAAAGCAAAGCGCGAAGTTCTTCTTTCAATCAGGTCATCAATTGATGCTATTCGCACACTTAATGCAAACGTTAGAACACAGGTCTGACATGTCGAATGGAATACATGAGTCACTCAGCGAGCTTGCTGTAGACATAAATACTCTTTCACCACTAGACGGAAACCCGCGTCGTGGAAATGTTGAGGCAATCATGGCCTCGTACCGTGAATTCGGACAAATTAAACCAATAGTTATTCGACCAAACTCGGATGGTACTGCAACCGTTATCGCTGGCAACCACCAGCTAGAGGCAGCAAAGAGACTTGGTTGGGACAAGATTGCTGCTGTCGCATACGACGTCGACGACAGAAAGGCAATTGCCTTCGCTCTTGCTGACAATAGGACAATGGAGCTCGGATACACAGAGCCGGAACTTCTTGGGGAAGCGATACTGGAGTTGTCTGACTTTTACCCAGAACTCATGGAGGGTCTCGGCTGGGATGAGTTTGCTGCTGCGGAAATAGAGCAGAAGATAATCCGTCAGGATAATCAGATTGTTGAACCAGGCTCGGGATTCATGCCGCCAGTTATTGTTTCTAACGGAAGCAATGGATTCGACAGGATAGACGATGATGATGAAGAAGAGTACGAAGATGCTCTATCGCCTCAAGGTTTAACAACACCAACACAGCCATCGCCGTCAATTGACAGAAACGCAGTGTCAATCACTACGACGGAAGATGGACAACAGAGGATTAGCGCACGACCCGGTGTTGACCAGGATGATGCTGTGGTTAGGGGTTCAACAACTGTTACACCAGGCTCTGCGCCTCAAGCGATAGTTCAGTACACGCTTGTTTTTGATAACCACGAGCAGCAGAGACGCTGGTACGACTTCATTAAGTGGCTCAGAAGTGACCCAGCAGTGGTTGGCGTAACAACCGCTGAAAGACTAATGGACTTCATCGGTCAACACACGGAAATATAACAGCATGGATACTCCAGAAGAAAGAATCGAGAAACTAGAGAAGAACCTCGCTGAGGTTGAAGCTGACCGAGACTACTGGCGCTCAATGGCGGTTAGGGTTCTTCAAGAAATCAATGATGCTAAAGCGGAGATATTGAAACTATCGACCGGTAAACACTAATGACAAGACAGAGACTCTTCCTTGATATGTCCTGTGTTGATGCAGCTCGTCAACGCATTAGGCACGTATACGACACATTTGATACTGTCTGCGTTCAATTTTCCGGAGGAAAGGACTCCACAGCTGTCCTCCTTCTTGCCAAGGAAGTCCACGAAGAACGAGGTCTTGGGCCTGTAAAAGTTATTTTCCGTGATGAGGAAATGGTTAGCCCAACTGTTGCTGCCTATGTTGAGAAGGTAAGAAATTACGACTGGGTTGATATGGAGTGGTATTGCCTGCCATACCCAGCCGAGATATGGGTTCTTGGTTACCGTTTAACCACAATCCTGTGGAGCCAGGAAAGATTTGAGCAGGACAGATGGGTCAGGCCCATGCCACCCTGGGCCATTAGCGGCAAGAATTTTGGTCTTTCGCACAGTGTCTCCCTTCCAGAGCAGACCGACTATTACACAATGCAGGGAAAAAGAGGAAACGTGGCGTTCCTTACCGGCGTTAGAGCCAGTGAATCAATGGTTCGTTATCGCTCAATAGTTCAGAAGCTTCACGAGAACTACATCAATACCCCATACAAACTGAAACGCGGTATCCCCCTTAAGTTTGCCAAGGTAATTTATGACTGGAATACAAATGATGTGTTCAAGTTCATTATTGAGGAGCATGGGGCTGAATACTGTGAATACTATGACCTTGCTGTAACTACGGGAAGTAATACTCGCGTGGGGATTCCACTCCACGCAACAGCCATTAGGAGAATCGGTGACGTCATTGCAACTGAGCCAGAATTCTACGACAGACTATTTGAGTGTTTTCCATACATTGACGCACAGCGTCGCTTGTGGCCTGAATTTGATTCAGAAAAACTGATTGATAAATATGCCAAAGATGGTTTTGACGGAGCTTCACGCTTTATTGACGAATACCTGATTGGCGATAGAAGAAAAACAGAAGCCAGGGCATATGTAAATAAGTTTCGTAAGAAGCATTTAACAGACCCGCATGGCTATCCTGTTAGTTGGTTAATCAGAAACTTGATGCTCAATGAGATTGACGTCAATTCACCAACCCCTGTTGGTCCCAAGACGAAAGCCTATGCTGTCAGGGCAATAGAGATGGAAAGGGCAGATGTTTATGAAGATGAAAATTGATTATGTTGACCCATCGGTACTGAGTGTTCCAGAATGGAGAGCCACATATACCGTTAGACCTGAAATGCTTGTGATTTCCGCCTCGCTCTCTCAGTTTGGATTTATTGAACCGATTCACGTTCGCCTATCAACTGGTGAAATAATCAACGGCTCAGAGAGATACTTACTGGCAACCAGTATTCCGGCAATCCTGGCTCATACTGATGGAAAAATACCAGTTGTATTTCATGATGTTGACAAAATCGACGCAATGATGCTGCATCTCCGCCTCAATAGGGGTCATTCTCATGTGATTGCGGCCAAAACTTCTGAAATAATTCGTTCGGTTCGTCGTTCCGGTAAATATGGGGCAGCCGATTTTGAAGACATGCTCTGCATGAGGTCAGAAGAATTATCGCTAATGCTTGACGGAAGCCTATTCAAGGTTAGAAAAATCAAGGAGCACAACTATGCAAGAGCATGGGTTCCGATTGAGGCTCCGCCTGGCTACAAAGACCAGGAATCAATGGTTATAGAAAGACCACCAAATCCTGACAGATAAGTAAAGTCTTTTTCTGGTATATTTAGAAAAACACCAGAGGAGAGCCATGCCAGGAGTACGTTACGGTCCTGATATTTCTGATGACGCTGCATTCGTCGTGGATAGGGTCAAGGAGCTTCAGGCTGTCCTGCGTCGCGGCGGAAGACTCAATAAGCGCCAGACAACCCAGTATGAGAGCTTTGCAACTTACGCTAGGGACCTATTTGGTGTGGGTCGCGACCGTTTTGACAGGGGTCAGCTTGGTGAGTTGGGTGAAATGGCTAGATACGGCGGCTCTAAATCACGCAGTAAACTAGCTAGAAGCTGGCGAACTGGTGGAGACATGAAAAAGTCGGTTGCGCAGGAATTTGCTGACCGTGGTGGCGGAGTGAGAAGGGCTGGTAGCGCCAAAACCCCACAAGGTGCATGGTACGCAGGCAGAACGAGGCCAAAGAAATTCCGCGACCTGGAAGCCAGGGCTCAAAGGCGAGCAAATCGCAATGGTGTTAAATTTGGGAAAGTCTCGATTGCTAAAGGCTCAGTTAAGCCCAACACGTTCTTGGCCCAGACGGATAAACTAAATGTCGCCAAGGTTGGTGCTGGGGCTAGCGATATAGCCAACAGACCGCGTGGTGTCACGACAGTAAGAAAGACCGGAGCCTCAATTAGGCCAGCACTTCCAAAATCACAGGCTCGTGCTCAACAGAGAGCAAGGAAGAGGGCTGTTGCTGGCGCAACCAGGGACCTTACGAATAAGGGCAGAACTGGCGGCAGGCGCAGGTAATTGAACGTTTGATTTAACTAGATTTCGCTAGTTAATTTTTCGTCGTGCCTTCCAAAACCGGAATCTGGACCAACGTCCTCAAGATAATCCTCGTAGAAGATGTGGTCATCCTCTCCGATATCTTCATTGATTAGGAATTCTTTTACTGAAGCACATGGCTCAAGGGCGGCAATAATCCTACCCCTATCGTCCTTGCCTATAAATGAAATTCCTGCTGCTGCCAGTGCTGAACTAGTTACGTCCCAGAGGTAATTGGAGAACTCATCCATGGCCCCCTCGTCATCAAGTTCTTCTTGGTCTTCTTCAAAGTAAAAGAAAAGAACTTTCATAATTTTCTCACCCACAGCCACAGCAGCAGCTCGACGCTCACTCTCAGTGCCGAAATACTGAGAAACGACAACTTCTTGATTCTTGTTCATAGACAGAATCTATCTTTCAAAAATGCCAAGCGCAATAGCATCAAGAGATGTTGTACTTATTAGCAAAATCAGACATCGATGCCATGGGGTTAAATTTGGCAACTATCTTGCCATCGCTATTTTCCCCAATTACTTCCATTCCAGCTACTGCCATTACGAGACAGGCAATATCTGTCAGGGAATCAACAAACCCATTGAACTCGTCGTCATCACCCAAGCCATCTTCAGTATCTGCAAAAAATGCGAACAGTATCTGAACTATGTGGTCAGTGATTTCCGTGTTTGCCCCAATGCGCTCCTGTTCGCTAAAAAACTTAACTGGCTCAAATATTGAAGCGTTTCCCATTCCACGAATCTACATCACTTAAAGCATTCAGTCAATGGAATTCACGGCCCATATCGCTTAAAGGTGTTAAAATTTAGAACACAGATTTTTCTATCTCTTGACGAGGTGTCATGATTGTTTCACTTTCAGAAATCAGAAACTATATGGACATCTCGTTCACTCAGCGGCAGGAAGATGCCGCAACACTTGTTCTTGCCGGACTTCAGAGTGAGCTTGAGGCATTCCTGCGTAGACCAATAGAGCCGACTCAGTTTGTTGAGCAGTACAGGCTTGATGCAATGCATACCGGTGTTCCGATGGGGACATTTCTTACGGCAAATGACAATGTTTATAACGAATCATTCACAACATCTAGCCCAAGACAGAACGCCACCCAGTATGCGGACCCACCACCAGCTATCTACTTCAAGAACACCCCGATTGTGGAAATTGAAGAAATAAGGGTTAAGCCGCTGTTTGGTAGCGAAAGAGTTCTTGAAAATGAGCTGGACTACGTACAGCGGCCGTACGGTATCGACTACTACTACGGCTACGCAGATGACCTACTGACCATGACCTACACTGCCGGCCTTGATGGCGCAAGTATCCCAGTACTTAAGCTCCTCATACTCCGTGCCGCATCACGAGAAATGCAGAATATGCATGACGATGTTGTCGGTGTCAAAGACCTGAACACCAGAAACACTGGACCATTGGTTACGGGTTTTCTGGAAACCGAACTTTCATCAGTGCGTAAATACCGCAGGGTGCGTGTTTAGGCGTGGCGCGCAGGCGTAGTGCAAACGTTCTTGTCAAGGTAATCGTCCACGCCGAGGAGACGATAGAGAACCTTCAAGACATGCAGGATAGGGCCAATGACATGCGCCCTGTTTTCGCCTGGGGTAAAAGAGAGCTTGAGCGCGCCTACTCAAACAACTTCACCAGCATGGGTTCAGAATCGGCCAGAGCGATGCTGAAAGGGGCGTGGCCGCCACTTGACCCACAGTACGCATCATGGAAGCTTAGAAACCAGCCAACGCCAATGATGATTGGACCAACGGCAAGACTTTTCCGCAGTGTTGCAGATTTGGCTCAGTCACCGGCGAACTCAACCACGAACAGCGAAGCCACGTTCTTTGTTGATAATCCCATAGCAAAGTTCCATCAGTACGGAACGGAGAATATGCCAGCTCGTAGGCTTGTCTTTACCCCGAGGGACTTTGAGGACGACTTTGCAAAGAAGGTTGCCAAGTATGTGAAGAATGGAGCTAACGGGCTATGAGTTCAGAAGCTCTAATGAATGGTTCACATTTTGCCAAGCAGTTTGTGACGGATTACCTAAAACAAGACATGCCAATCAGACTCATTCGTTACAGGAACGGCTGGAACCTAGATAGCTCTCAGTTGCCGGACCCAATGCAGTACATAAGTTATGAACCACTAGCCATAGATGAGTGGCCATCAATAATCACCGTCGCCCTGTCAATGAATAATATAAACAGAATCGGATTCGATGGTCCAGACCCGCTGTATAGAGTTTCTTACAACATGCGCACATATGTTTGGGTTAGGTCAGAAGGTTCAGAGGGCGTAACATTAATGCGTGACCGACTCGTAACCGTTCTGCGGTCTTCGCTACTTGACTACCCGTGCTTAAAGGCTTATGACTCAAGAACATCCTTCAAGGCAATGATTGATGAAGGAACAATTCGTGAAGAATACTCGGATATTACGCTTCTAAAGGGCGACCGAATGATGGCTGGGGCCTATGTTGGATACACATTGAATCTTGATGAGGTTGTAACACGGGTCGGATTGGGAACTGTTTCAGAAATACAGTTGACAACATTCTCAGTCGGGCCAAATCAAGAGTTAACGGAACCAGAAGAGTGATTGCAGCTTCTGCAATAAAGTTAAATTCATAGTTGCACAAAATATTACCTACCCATCTGTACAATTAGAACCATACGGGAGTTAATCCAAAGCTCGAACAGTGAGGTCCTATGCCTGGCTTAGTCATTTCAACTTCAGTGAGAACCGGCCCATCATCAGCGACGGTTCGCGAATCTTCACAGCTATTTGTCGTCGGCCAGGCCGAGCGCGGCCCATCCGATGAACCAGTCGTGGTTGAGAGCCTGGCAGAGTTTGAGTCGATTTTTGGTGGGTATATTTCAGGTTCTTATCTGCATCCAACAATTGAGACATTCTTTGAAGAGGGTGGAACACGCGCCTACATCGGTAGAACCGTTGGTAGTGCTGCTGCAATTGGTGAACTCACACTTCAGTCAGCAAGCGCAGTTGACGTTCTGACCCTCACCGCCAATGGTGCTGGAGACTGGTCAGACAACCTAGAAGTTGAAGTTACTCAGCCAACACCTGGCTCAACATTTAAGGTCAACTTCTATTACGACTCAGCTCTTGTTTACTCAACAGGAACAGTGACATCAGCGACTCAGGCAGCTGGCAGAATCAACTCTTCAGCTATTGCGACTCAGTATGCATCTGCAACTGTCGAGGACGACACCCTCATTCCGGCAGTCCTGGCTGCAGAAAACGGTGCATTCTCTGGCGGAGATTCCGACACAGCCGGAATTAACGATGCTAGCTACGTAGCAAGCCTTGAGTTGTTCAACGATGCTCTTGGCTCTGGTGCGGTAACATGCCCAGAGAGCTCAGCTACCGAGGTTGTTCAGGGACTGGTTGCCCATGCCAACACATACAGCAGAATTGCTCTACTGTTTGGCGGAGAAACCAACAGCGTTGCAACAATCAAGCAGGCCGCTCTTGACGTACAGACAGAAAACCACGCCGAGCACGCCGCTTACTACTACCCATGGGTTGAAGTGCCAACAGGAACTCCTGGCGTAACACGCTTCATTCCACCAGTTGGATATGTTGCCGGCAAGCGTGCCCTTGCTCACAATCAGACAGGACCACATCTTCCTGCGGCTGGCCTCCTCTCGGTTGCTCGCTTCGTAGTTGGGCTCAAGTCCAGCATCAATAAGACTGTTGGTGATGACCTTGACGAGAACTACGTGAATGCTCTGAGGGTTATTCAAAACACCATACGAATTTATGGTGCGCGCTCATGCTCTTCAGATACTGACAACTTCCGCTATATCACACAGCAGGATGTTGTTAACTCAATCGTGACGGAGTGCTACCGCTCAATCGAAGATGTCGTCTTCAGTGCAATCGACGGAAGAAACACAATTTTCGCGAACGTCGAATCACGACTACTTTCAATTCTTTCCGTCATGCGCAACATTGGCGCTCTGTACCCAGCCTTTGACGCCAATGGCCGTCAGCTTGACCAGGGATACACCGTACGATGCGATGCTTCGCTCAACCCCGCCTCTCAGCTAGCGACCGGTTTGGTCAAGGCTACTGTCGGTGTTCGAGTGAGCAGCGTTGGCGACAAGATTGAAATCGAAATCGTCAAGTCCAACCTAACCTCATCAGTGGTTTAATCGGAGGAAATAAGCAATGGCAAAAATTTCGCAGAGACAAGTACTTGCGACGATTGTCCCAAGCACCTTCACTGACAACGCTAAGCAGCAGACAAACGTCCAGACAAACCTGCCCAAGTGGAATGACTTCCGCTTTGCTCAGGTCTCTGGTGGTGAAATCACTGCTTCGGTTGAGAAGATTTACGAAGGTGGTAAGTCACGTCCAACGGTGCTGTGTGCTCCATCCGAGATTGGTGATATCACCTTGACGGCGCACTACGACGACGACTTTACCCCAGCTGATACCGCCGCTGGTATCGGAGACAAGTTGCAGAAGCTCCGCCGCTACGTTGGTGTTGCGTACTACAACGTTACAGTATCTGTTTACGACTGTGACATCAAGGACCCAACCAATGACCGCGTTTATACAAACGCTCTATTGGTAGGAATGACCGAGCCAGAAGGCGACTCCTCATCTGGAGCCCCAGCTACGTTCGCCCTAACGTTCGCAATTTCTGACGTCGACGCTGCATAACTAACAGAGTTGCGCTTCCGGCGCATGTCACTATGCTAGGTTCTACCTCATGAGTGATAACGCATTTTTCACAGTTGAGGACGGCAACGAGGATAACAAGACCCCCAAGAAGGGTCGTGAGTCCACTAAGTCGCACGAGGAAACGCAGCTCCAGAAGCTTCGCGGAATTGTAAGCAAGAAGGTCGAAAGACCTATTGTCTTGCTACCTGTTCCGGAACGCCCTGGTGTCAGCCTGAAGGTAAGCCCCAACATTACCCAGTCCCAGATGAAGAACTGGCGTAAGAATGCTGGTGAGGACTCCAGAAATGGCCTTGATGCGACAAAGTTTGCATGTCTAGTTATTGGGCACACAACAATTGGCATCTACATGGATGACGAAGAAGTGTTTGACGATAACGGTACCCAAATGACCTTTGGACATCCACAGATTCTGGAGATGACCGAAACAACTCGTCCAGTCCCTGACGCTGTTCGCGCCCTTTTCGGCGTGGACCCACATGTAGAGTCCGCAGCTCTCGCAATCCTTGATGCTGCTGGTTACTCGGATACGGTGGCAGCCGTGGACCCTACGAAGGAATCTTCGACGAACTAGCCGAAGATTCTTACATCAAGTCAGCAGCAAGACTTGGAGAACTCTTTAATGTCAATCCATTGGAGCTGCTAAACGTTGACGACACTGACTGGATGATACTGATGGCTTGTGCTACAGTTATTAGTAACGACCGCGAAGAGCAAGAGCGCCAGTCGAAGACTCAGAAGACCTAATATTCAGGCTTCATAGCTCGGCCGCCCTTACACTCACGTGAATTAAAAACTCACCTGGAGACGTAATGGCCGACGAGATTGTCAGCATAAAACTTAAGGTAGATGCCCACGATAGGCAGCTGACCCAAGTTATTGCCAAGCTCAAGGCTCTTGAGGCTGTCGAAAAACGCCTTGCTAGCGGTTCTCGCATGCAGAATTATGCAAAGAACCAAAGCAGCGCACTAAACGGCATGACAAAGGGCTGGAAGCGCCACTTTGATGCTGTTGACGCCGGAATTAAAATGATGGGCAAGGGTCTTAGTGGATTCCTCAAGATGGCCATCAAAGGTGTAATTATCGAAATGGGCCTCCTTGGCGCTTCCATGATTGCCGTCCACGGCGTGTTTGTTGCTGGTCAGCTGATAATGAAGGCCTATCGAGGGGCTATGCAGCTGGTCGCTGGTGCGGCCGCAGGAACCGTGGTTGCCATAGCGGCGGTATCGGCAGCAATTCGTGAGCAGCAAGCCGCAATATACGCCTACCGAGGCAAGGGCGCTAAGGAATTTGGCTCAGCCATGAGTCAGACGCGAATGGCGATGAGGGCGCTTCAAGCTGACGCAAGTTTGGCGACGCTTGGCGTGGATGCCCTCAACCAGGCATACGGCATTATGTCAACGACGATGAACTCTCGTCAAATCGCAGGAAGCACCGGAGCGCTAAAAGCATTGATGGACTTTGGTTCAGCTGGCCAAGACCCAGCAAAAGGACTTCAATCAGTTGCCTCTGTTGTTCAGGCACTTAATGACCCAAAGAAGGGCATGGCTGCAGTTAGGGCGGAAGCTAAAAAGCTTGGTCCAGAAATGGAAAAAGCGCTTAAGGCCGCAAACGTTCAGACAAAACAGCAATTTTCCGAACTTCTGTATTCAGGAGAACTAGCCCGACTTGGTGGCGTAGAAGGCCAATTTGGGGCAATCAATAGCACCCTTATTGCGCAACTAAAAAGCTATATGACGCAGATGCGAACGGTTTTCGCAGACTTTGGTGACCAGTTTCTTGAACCACTAAAGGTTGCCTTTAACGAAATATTCCACATCCTCAAGAGGGACATCGCCAGAATCATGGGCGCTGTTCAAATAACCATCGGAACAGATGGTTATATCGATGGTTTCGTAAGCATGATTGACAAAACCTCAAACTTCATGGTCAAAATGATTCGTGAATACCTGCCCAAGGCTGTTGGTATGTTCGACAGAATTGGCGATTGGATGGATAACTTCCAAAAGGGATGGAACAGAACTCTTGACTACCTGCGCCCACTGATTGATGGTGCTCGCGTTTTATATAGGGCATTAAACCCAGTATGGGAAGCAATTAAGGGCGGAGCGGACAACCTGTTCCTTATGAAAGATTTGCTTGTCGAAAATGCTGACAATGTAGAAGAATTTGGTGAGCGTATTGGTGGATTCATAACAGCGCTATCTGAACTGTTCATGAACCTAAAGATGATGTTCTTTGATGTTCTTCCATTAATTAATGACATGATTAGTGGACTTACTCAAGTATTCAAA